GTGCGTTTGCGTGGGCATAGGCAAGGTATTGTCCAATAATATCGGCTTATTGTACTCATAATGCAATAGACGAAGCGTATACAATACGGGAATTGTGCCGGATTCAATATATCCTCACGGCTATAATGGACGGGATTCAAAACATTGTGAGTAATGTATTGTATCCTCAATACAATATAGCCGAGAATTTATTGACCTATAGTGTGACTTTGGCATGAGTAGAATAGTGTATTATATCGATTGCATATATTACTCATAAGAATCTCATGGGGGAGATAGAGAACTTTTCGGCTATATTCTATTTTAGAAAAACCGTGTTTTTTAGCTTAATACGCCATATATGATAAGCAATATATCAGTAAAATCCCAAAATACCTAAAATCGTATTTTTGAGTAATGTATTGTATTTTGATAAATACTGTAAATTACTCAAAATTACCTATTGACATTAAATCCGTTTTATGGTAATATCCTGATATCGTATTGGCAAACAAAACACTATAACATTATCGGAGACGCAAAAATGAAAACCAGAAACGACAGAAGGATAGCGGCTATCCAGAAGTATATCCGCACCAAAAATCGGTTATATAGTAACCCTCCCACTATGGCAGGGGATACTTTCGCCTTAACACTATTGAAGCAGATAGCGGCCGTTGTGCGGGATACAAAATAGTCCGATACTCGTATTAGCAAACAAAAACAGTAAACACTATTTAGGGAGTAACCAAAAATGAAAAAGATACTGAATTGGATTTACACGACAATTATCCCGATCTCTTATCGCCATAGACAATTCGCCTTGCCTATCCGCGATAAATCCGGCTGGGGGTATCGGTGTAGTGTGTGCGAAAAAAATTCTGGGGGGTTTCCCGTTTGGCATGAATTGCCGTCATTCGATAAAGCCGGCACAATGGACGATATCCGGTCTAAAATGTCCCGGTAAAGTCCGATAATCAAAACACTATTCAGAAGGGAAAAAACTATGTTGTATAGAATTCAAACAGAATCGGACCATATTATCGGTCGTCATCGGGAATTTCGCGAAAATATCGTCAAAATAGTATCGCGATATTTCGACGGGTTTACAATAATAAATTGTGAGGGGTATTGGAAGGGGATAGCCGAAAATAGTGTCATTATCGAAATTATCGCCGAAAATGAATTCCCGAAAATATTGGCTATAGCCGACGAGATTCGGATCGCCAATAAACAAGAATGTGTGTTGGTATCGTCGGCACAATGTGCACACAGTTTTGTGTCCGCCCGATAATAAATCACTTCCTCTGGGGAATGGATTCCCCGAATGTCCGATAATACGGGCGTTCGGGGAATTCAAGCCGCTAATGAATATAATGAATTTAATGAGGATAATGACAATGCGAAAATCGACAAAATATTGGATTAAGCGTTTTGAATCTCATGGAAACTGGTATAGTGAGATTAACGATTATATCGTCAAAACCTATGATGATCCGGCCTTATTCGCGAATTTATTAGCTGCGACAAGTCCGCGGAAACGAGTAAAAGATAATTGGATTTTGGCCAATAGGATTTATCGGGAATTCCGATCGGGCAAACCCTATAGCCGACAAGGCCTAATGCCATGCCATACTGGAAACATAGAACGAGCATTATCTGGACAACCTCTATCCGGAAACAAAGTCCGATCGTTTGCAGATAATCTTTGCGGGAATTTTGATTCTGTGACAATCGATGTTTGGATTTTGCGATATTTTGGGTATGATGAAAATAAGGCGATATCAGACAAAATGTATGCCAAAATATCCGGCAAAATCCGGCGAATTGCCAATAAATCTGGACATACGCCAGCGGCAATTCAAGCGATTTTATGGACGATATCACGGTTCAATTATGGATTTGGCGGGTCGTCTTTTACGGCCGAGACAAAGCAGAAGCAATTTTCATTTATGGAATAGGGCTTATGTTCGATCCGAAAAAATACTATGAGGAACACAAAGCGGAAAAGCGGGAAAAACGCCGGGCTTATTATCAAGCCCACAAAGCGGAAACTCGGCTATATCAGAATCGCCATAGGGCCGAAATAAAACGGTATCGAACAAAATACCGAAAGCGGGCTTATGTCAAGCGGGCTGAATTGAATAGAGCAGGAAAATATCAGGAGCAGAATCCTGAAAAAGCAGGAGCACACATGGTAGTCAAGGGGGCGATTATGATCGGGATTTTGTTTGCTCCTGCCGTGTGCTCATGGTGTTGGCTATCGCGAAAAACAGACGCACACCATGAGGATTATGAAAAGCCCCTTGAAGTATTTTGGGTATGCCGATCGTGCCATAGAAAAATTCACATAAACGCGAAGGAATAAGACAATGAATTGGCAAGGGTATTTTGTCACGAAAAACGGCACAATTGAAACGCTGCCGCCGGGATCGGACCACGACACAATCCGGCCCCGATGGTATCGGTCTGGATATATCCGGGTCCGATTGTACGGGGGGTCCAAATTCCTTGCCGATGGTAAATTGGCGATTGAAGCAAAGGAATTGAATAGCCGTCAGCGGGATATTTTGCCCGTATTGATTGGATCGTGGCTGGCCGAAAATTGGATTCACGAGATCGTCTATTGTGTCGATAAAACGGCCCCCCTGATAATGTGCTCACCAGTTTCCAGAATCCGAAAATTTGAATTGGAGAATTAAAATGGATATGGCGATTTTAAGGGTCCAGAATCATATGAAAGCGGGACCGTATTGGGGTCATGGCCTATTCTCATTCCATGATGACCACAATGTGGACACAACCGGACACCCGGCCCCTGTTTGCGACGAAGGAATTGGGCGATGGGTCGAAGCAAACGAGCGGTGCGGTTTTCTGGATGAAAATCAGCTTGCCGAATGGTTTTCAGCCGACGATATATTGGAGATGTGTGCAGCAGGATTCTGGATAGAACAGATCGACATTGCGGATATCGTCATAACGGCCGTTGGCCAGAAGCAGGTTCTGTTCAGATATCGAGATAATTAAAAATTTTGCTTGCAATGAAAATGAAAATGTGGTATGGTTCTATTATCAGTATTGAATAAAACGAAAACACTATTTTGAAAGGGATGAAAATGAATAAGAAGCGAATTTATGAATTGATCGACATGGGCACGAAATTTATAAACTCCCTGCCCCCGGCCCGATCGGAAGCGGAGACACAAAATCGAATTGCCTATCGCCGGATTTTGAATCGGGTCGTGTTTGATCTTCTGAAGGAGGAAAAATAATGAACATTTTTGTGAACCAACCGAGCGATGAATTGAAGCGGGAATTGAAAAACAAGCGGGCCAGAATCCATCGGTCACTGATCCGGCGGGGATTCGATGAATCCCGCGGCATCCGGGTGCGGTGCTCACAATGCCGAGCATGTGTCTGCAATGGCACGGCCTTGCATGAGATCGGCTGCCCGAATGAAACTTATAAAGCGGAGCGAGAATAACCATGAAAACCTTGAATTGGCTTGGCTTAATCGCATTGTGTATCCGGGACCGGCGGCCTGATGTATTGATGAATATCGAAAAGCTGGTGCGAGACGATCCAGATAATCAGGTAGCCGTTTTCCGCTTCGGATTGTGGCAATGCGGAATTGTCACACCCGCACAATAAGACCCCCTACACCCGGCCCTGCGGGACCGGGAATAGGCGGCCTGATCGTCAGGAAGCTGAATAAGACCTAAGCAGGAGAATCAAAATGAAGTCGTATGAGGTTGTCGGCTATGTGCTTGATGCGGAATTCCAATGTATCGACTGCTGTGCTGGTATAGATGTCGAAGATTGCGATCCAGTATTCGCTGATTCGGAATGGGATTCATGGCCAGTCTGTGCCGTGTGTGGCATGGAATGCAACGATGTCCAGCTTACGCAGGACGGGCAGGATTACTACGATGCGGCCGCGGCGGAAGGATGCGACGATGGCGACGAATAAGCCAAAACGAACCGAGTTTCGGGACCGATACCGGTCAGAACGAGAACGGGCACAGCGGCTACAACAGGCCAAGAAACGGAGACAATAACATGAAAAACGCAGTGACTGTCAAAATCGAGCGAGACGGCGTGGGGTTCTGGTATCGGGGGTCGAAATCCACATGGCGGGTATGGCTTGTCGGTGCGTCCGGCAGAAAGATTATCGCCGACACCCTGACCCTGAATCGAAACTTGTACGCCCGCTGGTATGAATCCGAAACCTATTCGGGGGTGGGGTTCAAGACGCTGGCCGATGCAAAACAGTGGTTCACGAAGAATATGTATGCCCAGCATCCAGAATTCGTGGGGGACGAGCGGTGTGATATGTGTGCCGTGGCCGGGGATTGCCCCCCATTCCCCTGCCCACTCTTAACGGAATAAAGATTTTTGAGAATTTTGTTCTTGCATTCAAACGCTCTTTGTGATATAATACTCAATGTGATGGAGAAACGGCCTGACGCGAAAAGGGCCGAACGGGGAACCCCGGCGAAATGCTGGGCGGCCCCAGACATGATCGTTCAAAACCGAAACCTATGCAGGAGAAACCTATGAATTTGAAAATCATTTTAGGACAGCACAGATTGTGGTTATCGGGGAATGATGGGCAGCGTGCGAACCTTCAGGGTGCGGACCTTCGGGGTGCGAACCTTCAGGGTGCGAACCTTCGGGGTGCGAACCTTCAGGGTGTGGACCTTCGGGGTGCGAACCTTCGGGGTGCGGACCTTCAGGGTGCGGACCTTCGGGGTGTGGACCTGGACTTTTCCTGTTGGCCGCTATGGTGTGGGTCTTTGGGCGTGAAAGTCGATGCCCGGATCGTGAATCAACTCATCTATCATCTGTGCTCGGTGGACTGTGCTGACGAGGATTTTCAGGCCATTCGGCCCATTCTTCTTCGGCTGGCGAATAAATTCCATCGGACAGAATCGGGGGAGTGCCAGAAACTTTCTTAATCTACCCTATAAATGCAGGAGAAAAGACATGCAGGATATTGCGATCAACGAAACAGTGGCGGCTGAGACATTCGTGTGCCACGGATGTGGGGAAACCAAGCCCATCCTCAAGGATGTGGTAACGGGGTATGGGATCGACAAGGATGACAACAAGGTATGCTTTGCGTGCTGCGGCAAGCAGGATCGCGAGCACATGGAGAAGGGCCTGCCCACCTGCCTGTACCTGTCGGGTTCCATTGCCCCCGGCCAAGAGGATCGTACTGTCGGCCAAACGCAGTTATGGAACCCCGGAATGCAGCGGACAGAATGGGTTTCTAAGTGGATTCTGTCGAATTGGCCCGACACGCTCAAGATTTACATCCCGATGGTCAAGGTCGGCCGCCACAATATCGCCCGCGTTCGCTACGATATCTGGTTCCGGTTCGCTGGCCACCAGTGGCATGGCGTGATGTACGGCAACGATACGCAGGTATGTCACTGCAAAACGATTAAGGCGATATAAAATGGAAGGAACTCAGGTTCTCATCATCGTCGTATGCCTGATTGTGCTGGCGTGGTATTACAGCGGGCGATTCGACGAATAGGTCGTCAAGTGGTGGCCTGAAACCGGAATGCCGTTAGGGGAGGAATCCCTGAAATGGAGCAGGTTCGATTCCTGCCGGGCCACTTAACCTTAATTCAGGAGAAACCATGAACAAGATGCTACTGGTAGCGAAGTTGCAGGAAGCTGAGCGTGTGATCGCCCAGCTTATGGCCCAGAATGCCGCCCTGAAGCAGGCCTTTATGACTAACAGGGATCGTATCTCATTCCTTCAGGCCAATCTGACCGGCCTCATGTCCCGCAACATTTTCAAGCGGTTGTGGACTGCCAGAAAGCGTGTGCGGTAATGGTGGCCGACAACACCATTACCCCATTCGATGCGGCGATCAAACAGGACCGGATCACAGTTATGCAGAACCGGGCGATCCTTGCCCGGATTATCTGCAAACTACACTCCAACCAGCGGAAGCATATCGAGGCCGAGGATATGGCGATGATGGACGATGAGGAAGTCGCCCTTATGGTCGTCGCGACCGAGTTAGTGGCCAATACGATCGCCCGCGAGATGCACCGGGCCAAGCAGCAGGACCGAGATACCCGCCCGCCCCTGAACGGTCCCGGCAAAGCCGATATGTGATTTGTCTTGCAGTCGATCGGGGGATATGGTATAATGGGGAAAGGCAGTGCACGCCGCCCCTGCTTAGTGGGCCGGGCGGAATATGAATTGAGATGGGCGTATGCTCAGCACCAGATAACGAAACATGAATTCGAGATCAGACTGAAAGGGATTCGCAATGGGTGTGAAAGAGAGCCAAGCCGAGTATCTCCGCCAGTGGAGAATCCGGAACCTCGACCAGGTCCACGCCAATGAGAAAAAATACAGGGAGTCTCACCTTGCTGGGTCCAGGGCACGCCAAAAGCGGTATCGAGATACGGAAAAGGGACGGGCGAATAAGAAGGCCTATAGGATGACCGAGGGGCACAAGCGATCCCAGGCGATGGGGCAGTTTCGCCACGCCCTAAACTATCCGGAAAAATTGGCGGCTCGGATGATTGTTGCCCTCGCCCTCCGTGCAGGGGTCTTAGTGCGGCCTGATGTTTGCGAGATGTGCCACGAGAACCCAAAGCCGCAGGCCCACCATGAGGATTATTCAAAGCCGGTAGATGTTATGTGGTTGTGCTCGAAATGTCATATCGAACTTCACAGAAAGGAAGTGTAAAGTGCTTTATCACATTACTTTTCAAATCCGCCAAACGCAGACCGTGGCAATCGAGGCCCAGGATGCGGATGAGGCAAAGGAGATCGTGCTTGACGGCCAGGATCAAGAGGTCGCCGGTATGGATATCCCCTTCGAGGATATCATCGTGAGCCGCCGGGTGTTGGCCGTGAGCACATCGGCCCCGGATCGTAACGATCTGGACCCCGAAGGGCTTGAACTCTACGGGGATCGGCCCTGTGACGACTGCGACCCTCTCGATGATTGCAGCGGGTGCGACGAAGATGACACCTATTGATCCCGATCGGTGTGGAATCGGGGGTTGCACGGAGCAGATCGGGCTATTGACCTATATCCATTTGGGTATATCTATTGCGGTGTGCCCAAAGCACTGGAATTTGTTTTGTTGCCGCGTCCCCTCTGTCGATTTGAAAAAAATATGTGAGGATTTATCGAAAGAAAAAGAATGAAGCGATGCCCAAAATGTGGGATAGAAAAAGAATTCGATCAATTTTCCCGGCATAAAAACCGGCCCGATGGATTGTGCTCATGGTGTAAGGCCTGTAATGCGAGAGCGAATAAACAATGGGTGCGGACCGAGACTGGAAGACGAAAGCACCGAGCCACCACATTAAAATATCAACAAACATCCCGCAGTAAAGTGGCCGACAGAGGGCGGTGGTTACGCAATATGTACGGTATTTCCGCCGAGTACTACGGCGAGTTGAGTAAAAGTCAACATGGATTATGTGCAATTTGCGGGAAACCGGAATCTGCCCATCGGCATGGTAAAGTGATTGGTTTGAATGTCGATCACGATCACGAAACGGGGAAAGTGCGTGGGCTTCTATGCTCCCGATGTAATATGGCGGTAGGATTATTGGGCGATTCAGTAGAAAACCTCTTGGCCGCGGCCATGTATTTGGAACGGAGCAAAAAATAATGGGGCGTAAATCCAAGATTAAGATCGGCGATGTATTCGGATTCTGGGAAGTGGTCGAGACAGACATCGAACAACATGGCTCGAATCGCAAGGTGCTCGCGAAGTGTATGAACTGCGACTCCCCGGCCCGATTGGTATTCACGAATAGTCTCCTTTCGGGTGCATCCAACAGTTGCCGCTATTGCTCCCGGCGTTTTATGAAGCCCCAGGGCGTAGGCCACCCGCGTGTGCTCAAAGAGGGTGTTGTTGTTGGGTCACTTACGATCCTGCGGGTTGTCCCCATCGAGGAATGGCGAACGATGGAGCACAAGACCGAACGCCCGAACTATCGCCGCACCGTCGAGGCCCGCTGCCTGTGCGGGAACACCATCATCCGCCGGGTGGAAGTTATCAAGCGGGACCCGATTCCCACCTGCCACCACTGCCGGGAGAATCAGACTATCTACCGCAACAATAGGGATTTGCCGGTGGATAAACAGATGACTCCTGAAATGATGGGCACATACGCAAATCACCACTGTTGCCGCTGGTTCGATCTGGATACGACACCCCCGACAGAACATCAGACAGACGGGTATCGTGCATGGCTGAAACTAAACAAGATTTAAGATGAAGGGGATAAGTAATGGGAGAGTATGAGATCAAAGAAACGCCGGAACTCGCGACATTCGCCGAGACAGGTGCGGTTCGCAGTTCCGCCGAAGGCCGTGGGCGATATGATCTGGTCCCCCAGATCGTGATCGACCGCTTCGCCAAACACCTGGAGAAAGGTGCGAAGAAGTACACCGACAACAACTGGCAGAAGGGGATGAACATTCGACGCTGCCTGTCGTCTCTGCTCCGCCATGCGTTTCAACTTCTCGATGGGGATGAGCAGGAAGACCACCTGGCCGCAGTCATCTTCAACGCCGGGGCCGTCATGTTCTTCAGAGACAAGATCAAGAACGGGGAACGCCCCGAATCCCTGGAAGACCTGTTCAATGATGGTCAATTCCGCAGATTTTATGGTCGTGATCGGGCGGCGGTATGCCCGCCGAAGGAACCTCCGGCCTGGCCCGTCATCAAGAACACCACTGGCCGGACCATCTCAGCCGGAGAAGTGATAGCCAAGTATGGGAATGACCGCTATGGCCCCTTCGATGAATTCGGAAACCGAGTCAATCCGGGGAACCTCGAACACGGAGCATGATATGTTTTGGATCGCCTTAATGATCTTTGTCTTCAGAACAGTGGATGTCCTGGTGGAAACCGTGCGATGGCTGCTCGTGGTAGCCGGGCACAAATACTATGCCGCGATCATCGCCTTCTTCGAGGTCACGGTATGGGTGTGGGTGTTCAGCATGGTGGTTGCCAACCAGACGAATCCGATCTGCTTCATAGCTTACGGTGCGGGGTACGCCCTGGGGCAGCTTATCGGCTGTGACCTGGGCCACCGCCTAAATGCGAAACTCAAACCGAAAGGGAAATGATGGATGCGTATTTTTCACACCCCATACGGGGAGCGGCCGGGGAATCGGCTACTCCGGAACAGATTAAACAGGCCTGCGAGGAATGCAGCGATGTCGCCTGGCAAATTGAGGAAGATACGGGTGTCGCCCTGTATATTCCGGCGGACCATGATGAATTTGTGCAGGTGGCCTACAAGAACCAACTGATCTCCGAGCGGGGAATCCTGCTGACAGACTGCGACATCCTGTCCCGCCGCGACTTCGTCCTGGCCTACGATCCATCCGGGCAGATGGTGTCGCGGGGAATGCGGATCGAGATCGAGCACGCCCTGGCGATCAACAAGCCGGTGTTCCTTTTCCATGAATGGAACGATAACACTGAGCGGCTGCTGGATAAGTTCTTGGATTGCCTGTGTGACAAGCGTGCCTGCACGATCTGCGGGCAGGACACGATCCCATTCTGGTCATATAACTTCACCCCGAAGAATTATATTACTTGGAAGGTCGTGTAATGAGTCGATGCTTAGCGATTGGTGATCTTCATTTGCCCCAGGTGCGTCCTGGGTATATGGCGTTCTGCCGCGATCTGTACCGCGAGCACAAGTGCGATACAGTCGTGTTCCTGGGCGACATCGTGGACCTGCATTCAATCTCATATTACGAGAAGCACCCCGATGCAGACGGCCCGTCACAGGAAATCCTGAAGGCCCAGACATCGGTGCGGGAATGGTATCGCATGTTCCCGAAGGCGACAGTGACGATCGGCAACCACGATCGGCTGCTCATCCGCAAAGCGTCCACCGGGAGCGTGCCGGAACTGGTGCTGAAATCCTTCGCTCAGATATGGGACACGCCGAACTGGAAGTGGGTCAACTCCGTAACCGTCGATGGTGTGCTCTATGTACACGGCGATGGCTGTGGCGGCGGGATGTCCCCGGCCTACAACACGATGCGGAAGATGGCACAGTCCTGCGTTATGGGTCACTTCCATACCCAGGCAGGCGTGAAGTTCCTCTGCAATCCTACTCAGCGTTTGTTCGGGATGGATGTCGGCTGCGGGATCGCCTGGAATCGCATCCAGTTCCTCTACCAGGATCGAAATCCTTGCAAGCCGATCATGGCGGCTGGTGTTGTGCTGGACGGTATGCCTCAGCTTCACCTCATGCCGTGCGGCAAGGGCGAAAAGTATCACGACTCGAAATCCAAGAGGTAATCATGCTGCCCGATCCCTTGATAATCGGAACAGAACTGTGGAGTGTGGCCCCTTTTATCGACGACGATACCGGCCTCGAATTATGGGAGCCAGTCTGGACGAAAATCCACTGGTTCGAGACAGTGGACGGCATCCTGTTTATCAATGACTGCATTGCAACCCAATTCTTCACGAGCAAACAGGATGCCTGGGTGCGGTGCGATGAACTTAATGAGGATGTGATATGATGGGAACTTTCCATAGACTGCATTGCCAGTCGATCGTGTCGATCCACGAGGCCGACAGCATGATCTCCCGGTGGCACTACGCCCTGGTGAAAGTGCTGCTCAATACGACCTGGAGTACCCAGGAGCGGTCCTTGTTGACGACCTACTGTACCCACATGCGGCTCCCCAACGCCATCCATGATGGCCTCTATCCCCACCGAACTCGATTCACCGGGACGCTACGGGAATGTATCCTCTACTATGTGGGGTATTGGGTGGGCCGATTCCGGGAACTCTATAAGCGGTGGCTCGCCGGGGAGTATTCCCCCAGGGCCTGGGGACTGTTGCTCAAGCCCCTGGCCGAACTGGAGAAGGATACATTGCCGATGATTCATGCCACTAAAGACGGGAACCGACATGTCCTTAACCTGGGATGAAATCCTGAAGGCCGCCGGATGGCCGACTACTCTGTTTGTCATTGATTTTGAAACTTTCTTCGATGCTGCCTATTCGCTGAAGAAGATGTCGATCCCAGAGTATGTGAACGATCCTCGGTTTGAGTTCACCGGCGTAGGGTGGGCGGAGATCAAGCCAGGGCAGGAATGGCACACCCATTTCGTGGGTGGTACGATCCTGACCGAGGACCGCACTGGGTATTACTTCTCCGCCCTCTACGGGAAGAACCTGGAGAATGTGACAGTCGTAATCCAGAACGCTCATTATGATGCGTACATTTTGAAGAAGATTTTCGACATAACGCCGCCTTATGTACTCGATGTAAAGATGTTGTCGCACCACTTGGAATCGAGGGCATCGGCCAAGTTGAAGGACATTGCTGGCCGGCTCAAGTGCAGGCCGAAGGGCGACACGATGCAGTTCAAGGGCCTCCGCTGGGACGATATGAACCTGGAGCAACGGCAGGCCCACGATGCGTATTGCCAGGATGATGTGTTCATCGAGGGTACGGCCGCGATCAAGTGGCTGCCCTCCCTGTCCAACCCGGCCCTGGAACTGCCGATGATGCGGCACACCCTGAAGCTGTGGTTGGATTCACCCATCCGGTTTGATTTCGCCCTGGCTGAGAACCTGACAAACCAGATGGAAAATATCTTGAAGGAGACATTGGCCGCCGCCGGAACGGATTCCAAAATTCTCAACAGCCCCCTCCAATTCTCCGAGGCGATCCTGGCTGCTATGCCCGAAGGCAAACGCACGCTGCCGATGAAGAAGGGGAAACCCACAAAGACGATGATCGCCCTGACCGGGCAAGAGGGAATGATCCCCGCCTTCGCCAAGACGGACGATGGATTCCTGGGCCTGCTCAATCACCCGGTAGAACAGGTCCGCATCCTGGCGAAGGCCCGGCAGTCAGCGAAGTCCTGGCCCAACCATATTGCCAGGATCGGGAAGATGGCACGGATGGCCCTGGCCAATGGGGGAATCTTCCCTGTGCCGCTGACCTACTGCGGGGCACACACTGCCCGCTGGTCAGGATGCGAGGGAGTCAACCCCCAGAACATGGGATCAAAATCCCACGAACTCGTGAACCATATCCGCTGGCTACTTATCCCGCCGCCGGGTTATTCATTCCTGATTGTTGACTGGTGTTCGATCGAGGCCGTGATGCTGGCGTGGCTGTCGCATCAGGATGACCTGCTCGAAGGATTCGCCCGGCGGGAAGATGTCTATTCGATGTTCGCCGGCAAACTGTTTGGGGCCAGGGTCCGGAAGGCCAAGAAGGATGACCCCAAAGCCCTGGCTGATCTGTACTCGCTCCGCCGAGCGTTCGGGAAGCAGGGTATCCTGGGATGTGGGTACGGCATGGGCGGTAACAAGTTCTTCATTCGCATGGGCGATGACGAGGTTCTCCGGGCCAAGATTGCAGCCGGTGAGTACGATGTCAACATGGCCCATCGGGTTGTGAAAACATATCGGACAACCTATTCGCGTGTCCCGAAGCACTGGTCGAAGATCGAGGGTGCGTTCCGCCAGGCAGTCCGGACAGAGAACACCTGGTTCCCATCCGAGTCTGGCACTACCTTCATTCGCAAGGGGCACATGGTCTATATGAAACTGCCAAGCGGCCGCTTCATGCGATACCCCTATGCCGACATCGTGCAGAAAGCCGATCGGGATAAGATCGTTTGGAAGCACGGTGAACTATGGGGCGGAACTCTGACTGAGAATGAGGACCAGGCAGCATGTCGTGACATCCTGGCCGAAGCGATCCTCCGATGTGAGGATGCTGGTTTGCCGATCATCTTCCATTGTCACGATGAACTGGTTAGTTTATGTCCAGATTACAAGGCAAACAAGATGTTAGAAACCATGTGTAATATTATGCGGATTGTACCGGCCTGGTGTCAGGGCCTGCCCCTGAACTGCGAAGGCCAGGTCAGCAAGCGGTACACGAAGTGAACCTACGCCCGCATCAGGATGCCGCCGCGAGCCGAGGACGCAAGCAGAATCTGCTGGTCGCCCACGGATGTGGTACAGGCAAATCGCTGACGGCCCTGCACCTGCTGTCGTTCTATTCCAAGCCCTGCCTGCTCATCTGCCCGGCCTCTGTGGTTCTGGATGTGTGGGTCAAGGAGATCGCGAAGTGGATGCCATCTCTGAAACCATGCGTAATCTGGCAGCAAACACCCGCCAAGAGAAAGAAACTACTTAACGAACAACACAAATTGTTCATTACCTCTTATGGTATTGCCTGTTCGATGTATAGTGAAATTGCCAAACGCGGATTCCAGACGATAATCCTGGATGAGTCAAGCCAGATACGGAACCCAAAGAGCCGCCGTACTTCGATGGCAATGGCCCTAGCGGGGCAGCACACACGAGGCGGGGCCTTCCCCCCACTCAAAGTACCCATCCCCCATCGGTTCGCATTGTCGGGCACGCCAGCCCCCAACGAACGCTTCGAGTATTGGGCACAGGTCAAGTTCGTGGCCGGCCTGGGTAAGGGATTCGATGACAACTTCTACCGGTTCCGGGAGCAGTTCTATACCGAGTACATGCCGACCCAGAATGTTCGGCTGTTCAGGTTCAAGACGCACCTGGAGCCAGAGTTCAACCGATTGCTGGAGCCGTGGGTATCGGCGGTCCAGACCGAGGATGTGTTACCATCGCTCCAGTCGTTTGAGCAGATTCGTAGGGTAACACTGTCACAAAATGAGCGTAAAGTTTATGACAGCATGAAGAACGATTGCGTGATCCAGGCCCAGGGCGTGGAGATGCTGACAAAGAACTGTCTGACCCTGGTGCAGCACCTTCGCCAACTGACCAGCGGATTTATCTATGATCCCGATGGGAAGGCCCAGGTGTTTGGTAACGCCAAGCTGAATGAACTCGATGATCTCCTGGCCGAGATCGGGGATCGGGCGATCATCTGGTACAACTACGACTATGAGAAAGATGCTATCCTAAAGCGTGTGAAAGGATCGGTATGGGCAGGCGACCTGAAGAATCGAAACAGAATCCTGACGGACTTCGAGATTGGGCGGAAGAAATACCTCGTCGCAAACCCGGCTTCTATGGGGATGGGAGTGAATCTGCAATATGTGCACTCCGCCGTTTTCTTCTCGCTTTCGGCCAGCTATGACGCATACGAGCAAGCCCGCCGCCGCATCCTGCGGAGCGGGCAGAATGATGTGTGTGGATTCTATTTCATAATGGCCGACAAGACATACGACCAGGCCCTATGGAAGATCATCCAGCGTAAAGAGACAGTGAGCGAAGCCACCCTAAAATACTTACAGGAGAATGAAAATGCTTAAAATTGCGAAGGACATAGTGGAATCAATTTTACAGCGACAGATACTACATTATCTCAACGCCCTCCCCAACTGCAAGGCGGTCAAAGTAATGAAGGCAAACGAGGAAGGGATGCCTGATATCTTCTGCTGTTACCGGGGCACGATGATCGCGATCGAAGTGAAAGCCAGCGAAGAAGATGCTCGTGTCTCCCGCGAGCACCAGAAGCGGCAGGCCATGCAACTCGAACAATGGGGCGAGGCCGGGGCCTTCACGATGTACGCCTGGGATGTCGAGCAGGTGGAGAAATTCGTTGGGTGGATAGGGACAAAATTATAATTTCCCTTGACTTTCGATTGCGGTTATGGTATAATACGCAATGTGATGGGGAAACTGAAACGAGATTGCACATGCAGGGGATAAAGAAAATGGAAGTATTAAACATGTCAGGATTCACTCCCGATCAAATAACAATTCATTTTCTACGCGAGGAGAATGCCGTTCTTGAAAAACGCCTCCGAGTAGTAGAGGCGTATCTGAAAGATCGTCTCGACTACATCGAAGTGTTGATCTCCGATAACGCCGACGAAATGGGGGGATAACATGAGACTATCAGCCAGTTGTATTTCGTGTTTCAAAGCGTGCCCGATGCGGTTCTTCCTCCAGTATGAGTGCGGGTTGCAGCCCGCCCAGGAAACCGAAGCCCTCCGTATCGGTACTGTGTACCATACCTGCCGTGAAATCCTGAGCCGTGGCGGTGACGGTCAGTGCCCCAATTTCCGGCCCAAAGACCCTTGCGACGATGATTGTTTTATCTGTGGGGGTACGAGTGTGATCCTGCCGGACCCGATGGATTCTGTCACCCACTTCCTCAACGCCCGGTATGAGTCCATGCCCGAATGGTTCAACGGTGAGGAAATGAAGATCGAGCGGGCTATGATCCTCCATGCTATGGTGGGGTACAAGTGGTACTACCAGAACGATACCCTCGTGACGAAGGCCACCGAACTCAAGGCCGAGTCGCCGCTGTTCAACCCGCGTGCCCATCGGTGTGTGCAGGATTGCGTGCTGGTCTATAAGATGGACTCGATGTGTGAGTGGAACGGGGCGGCGGGGATCGGTGAGAACAAGACCACAAGCAAATCGGTCGCCCAGGATTCGGACTACTGGTCCAACCTGCGGATGGCAACCCAGCCCTCCCTCTATATCTACAACACCCAGAAGGCCCAGCGTGCCGGACTCCTGGAGCCGTGGGGAATCAAGGCGACCGATCCCCTCATCAACAAGGTGCTCTATGATGTGTTCCACAAGCCCGGCATTGGCCCCAAGAACCTGACCCAGGGTGCGTCCCTTGAGTTCGCCCAGACCGGCCAGTATTGTGGCGGGGAATTCCAGGTCGAGGTATCGCGTGGCGTGGATGATGCGGAAGTCATCCATGTGAACGGCGAACTGGCCACATACGAGCCGGGTAAGAAGGCCGGGACATTCGCGATCCATGAGACACCCGATATGTTCGGGGCCAGGTTCCTCCAGGATATCAGCGAGCGGCCTGAGTTCTACTTCGCTCGCCGGGAGATCGAGAAGACCGATGCTGACATGATCGCATTCGAGCACGAACTGTACAACATCTACCGGGCGATCACGAACTATCGCAAGAGCAAATCCTGGTTCAAGAATGAGCAGCAATGCGAGGCAACATTCAAGTGCCCGTTCATCGGACTCTGTTACAATAATGTGAAGGTCACAGTGGAGTCCGCCCGAATCAATACCCCCGATGGGTTCAAGGTCTATCAACCCGAAACCGAAGAAGCGAAATAAGCAGGAGAGAAACTATGGCATTGCCAACACCCCCACCGCGTCCCGCGTCAAAGACGATCGCTGCCCCGCCGCCCCGGATCAAGACCCCGGCGAAAAAGTTCGAGGTCAAAGGATGGTCCTCCGCCGGCCGTGGCGAGAAGGTTATCCTCTATGCCGAGTCCGGCATGGGCAAGACAACCCTGGCCTCCACTGCCCCCAAGCCAGTGTTCATCGGTGTCGATGACGGCGGAGCCAGGATCAAGAACCCGATCACCGGCGAGGATTTGAATCGGGTCGAGGGAGTCGAATCCTTCGCTGATGTCCGGATGGCCCTGGCCCAGGAAGACCTGTTTGGGATGGCCGATACCGTGACGATCGACACCGTGACCTGCCTCCAGGATTGGTCCGTACCGTATGTCCTCCAGACTATCCCGGCCGGCAAGGGTGCAGATGCGAACAGCATCGAGTCCTATGGATACGGAAAGGGCTATCGGCACATCTACGATGCGATGCTGGGCATCCTGGCCCTGGCCGACAAACTCACGGCCAAAGGAAAGCATGTCGTGCTGATCGCCCAGAGCGAAGTGTCCGCCGCCCCGAACGCCGGGAGCGACAACTTCCTGAAGGAAGGCCCCCGCCTCCAACATACGAATCAGGGCGATGTCGCCGGGCTGTATCGTGAATGGGCCGATCATATCTGCCGGATCAGCTACCAGGGCATCGTGGTCAAGGAAAAGAAGGCCGTTGCAGGATGCACCGAACGGGCGATCTTCGTTCAGCCAGAGGTCTGGTTCTACGCCAAGAGTCGCACCATCACCGAGCCGGTAATCAACTTCAGCAAACCGACCGATGACGATCTGTGGAAATTCATGGGGATCAAATAATGGACCAGGACGAACCTCGTATAACCTACAGTCAATTCATCAAACAGTGTACGGCCTTAGATAATTACGGGTGCGATCAGGGCCTCCTGGGTCAAAGAGATGTGATCTGCATCTTCGATGTCCGAGAGGTCATAGAGCGGCCCTCGCGGGTGGTAACGCTGGGGGAGTGGAAGGTGTGGATGCGAAACATCCTTATGGAGAAACGCCAGCATATTCTGATTCAGTTTGACTATATGTTGCAGGCCTGTAAACTATAACCACTTTTTGAAAGGGATGTGAATGATCGGTCTTACAAATGCAGGAAATTATCAGGGGAAGATTCTGGAGCACGCCGTCAACTTGTCGTCCGGCGGCTACCCCCAACTGGTGCTGACGCTGGAAGCAGCGACTCAGTACGACTTCGATGAGTCGGTGTGGGTGGACTGGTCCATCTACGACCAGGGCAGTACGGCTTACCTGATCCTGGCGGGCAAGGACAACAAGCCCACCAAGAACTGCGAGCAGGTGATGAAGCTGTTCAAGTGGGACGGTATGTCCTTCACCGGCCTGGATGCCCTGCCGATCGACGGCATGGAGATTCAGTTCCGGGCGGCCGACCACGAGTACGAGGGCAAGCAGAGCCGCAAGGTCGTGTGGATCGACGAGAAGGATGCCAAGCCGAGCAGCGGCATGGGCCAGGTCGAGAAACTCGATGCCGGTAAACTGTCGGCCCTGGACAAGCAGTTCAGTGGAATGCTCAAGGGTCTGTCGGGCGGCAAGATCGCGGTGGCGAAAGCCCCGGCTGCTGCCCCCAAGCCCCCGGTGAAGGCGGCCCCCAAAGCCAAGCCCGAACCGGTTGTGGAAGCCCCGGACGATCAGACGATTGCCGAGGAACCGTTGGCCGGCGATGACCCGGACTCGATCCCCGATCCCGCTCCGTCCACCCAGCCCGGCATCATCCGCCCACCGGCTGCCCCGAAGCCCCCGGCTGCCAAGCCGAAGCCGGCCGCCAAGCCCAAGCCCGCAGCGAAGGCCGAGCCAGCCGCCCCGCAGTATGACAACAACTCCGCGTGGGGTGCGGTCGTGGCCAAGACCGAAGGCGTGGATGACAATGAGCGAGCCGAGGCATGGTCGAAGATGCTGGAAACCTGTGCCCCCGGCAAGGTCGAGAAGGACTTCACCCAAGACGAATGGGCGGCGGTTGTGAAGTACACCGTTGCCGAACTCAGCTAACCCCGTTTCAGTTCCGGACCTGGCCGACCCCCTCCCCCGGCCAGGTCCACCCCTCTATCCGAGGCCCGAATGAATCTTACGGAACACTACAACATATTCGTTGCCAACATGACTGAGGGTATCCGGCGTGATCTGTCCGAGGCCCTGGGCTGCACGATCGAGTCGATCAAGCAGTTGGGCGTTGGGTTCTATCCGGCCAAACAGGTGTGGGTATTCCCAGAACGCGATGCGATCGGAAACATCGTCGGCTTATCGGTTCGCACTGCAACCGGCAACAAGTTCATGCTGGCGGACACCATGTGCCCCGGCATCCCAAAATCCAATCGGGGGTTGATCTATGCCGTTAAACAAGACGATACGAATCCATATATCCCTGGGGCAGACAACTGGACACGATGCACTACAGACCTTGTTTGCCCGATATGTGGTCGTGCAAAATACTGCATGGTGTCTTCCGAGAACACCGACGACCCTCAAGCCGTTCTCTGTACCAAAGTCAAGAAGGGATCGGACCCGTCCTATTCAAGTAATGACGGGCAGTCATTCCTTCACATCCGCAAGAAAGGAGGCCGTAAACATGGCTCACTTCTTGCCGTGTCAGACCATCCCATCGTGGTTGTTGAGGGAGCAAGCGATGTTCTCACGGCTGTCTCTCTCGGATTCATAGCGGTCGGAAAGCCGAACTGCAAAGGCGGTCACGAATATCTGGCCGACCGCGTAGGCAAGCGTCCGGTCCTGGTGATGGGGGAGAACGATGGGCCGGGTACAACCGGCATGGAGAACACCCACGCACTCCTGGCCATGAGCACAAAGGCCGGTATGCTGCTGCCGCCCCCGGAATACAAAGACCTTCGCCAGTGGTACACCCAGGCCGGGCTGAGCCAGGCGGAGTTCATCCTGTACGCGAAGGACCATGCGGTATGGAAGGACGATAACTCCCGCACATTCCAAGACGATGAGCCAACCCTGATTGCGAGCCGCTACCTGGAGCAATGCCACACCACGGACACTACTGTGACACTGCGGTATCATCACAACCGATGGGTTGTGTGGGACGGCCACAAGTACGCCCCCCGGATGCCGGAGATGGTGAGGGGTGATCTCTATCGGTGGCTCGATACCTGCAAGATCGTTCAATCAGGGAAGGGGAAATCCGAAACAAAGAAGTATGTCGCGAATGCGGCCAGGGTGCGGAACATCATGGAAGCGATGAACAACTTCTGCCCGGTCGAAGGTGATGCCCCGGTATGGCTCGACAACAACCCCACCCCCGTCCGCGATCTGGTCGTATTCAAGAACGGGATATTGAATGTCCAGACAATGGAGATGATGCAGAATGATCCCACCCTCTTTACCTATAACGGCCTCCCCTACGAATATGACCCTGATGCCGACTACTCCTGGTGGTCCGATCTTGTTTATGACATCCTCGGTGGGGATGCCGACAGAATACGGCTGCTACAACAGTGGTTCGGGTACAACATGGTGTCGGATGTGTCCCAAGAAAAACTCATGTTCTTTATTGGCCCTCCTCGATCCGGCAAAGGAACTATGACCGAGGCCCTCAAGACCGTGTTGGGCCAGGACCAGGTGGCAGCCACGGACATGGATGACATGGCGGGGAACTTCGGGTACGAACATCTCATGGGGAAACAATGCGTAACTATCGGCGACCTCAAAACTTCTGGCCACACAAATGTAGAGCGTGCCTTGCAGCGGCTATTAAACATTACCGGCGAGGACGGAGTGACCGTGAATATGAAAGGGAAACCTGCGATACCCCATGTCCACCTGTCTTGTCGCTTTACCATTTCGATGAATCTGCTACCCGCACTGCGAGACAATGCCAACGCTATCATGCCCAGATTGTCGTTCTTACGGTTTCCCAATTCGTATGTAGGCAGAGAGGATCGTGGTCTGAAATCCAAGATTCGACAACATGGACAGTCTATCGCGACCTGGGCCTTAGCCGGCCTCCTGGACCTGCGGAGTTCGGGCAGATTCGTTGAGCCGGCCTGCGACCTGGACATGATCCCCACCGTCCGCCGCCTCAACTCCCCGATGCTTGCGTTCATCGAGGACTGTTGTGAACTCACCCCGGAATATCGGGAACTTAGATTCAACATCCGCTCCTGCTATAAGGCGTGGTGCAAGGCCGGCTGCTATACGACTGAGAGCGATGACATGATGCGGCAGCACATCTGTGCGGTGCAGCCGGAAGTGCACTACGGGCGGGTGGAAGTCATGGACAGTGCAACAGATATGTGGGTTGGCATTCGACTGACAGACCAAGCGAAAAAAGACTATCTCTAACCTCTTTTATGAAAGGAAGAACAATGAAGGATTGGTTGCACAGTGTGTTGAAGGTCGTGGATTATGAGCGAGGAAAGATCGCCGGGTTCCTCGTGGCCGCCTGCATCATCGCGGTGATGGCAGGGTGTCCCCTCCAGACGAAATCCCCGATCAGCGGACAGGAAGTTACCCCGGCGGAATGGACCCAGGAAATCCAGAAGACCGAAGTGGACCTGGCCGTAAAGAAGGCCGATATCGAGCGACAGTTGGCCGAATACAATGCGAAGGTTCAACTTCTGGCGGACCAGGATGGTGCGGTAGCCGCGGACTTTACCGAGCAAGCTGCTATCCAGAAACAGTTCTTCGATCTTGCGGGCGGCCTGGCTACTACCCTGGTTACGGGTGGGGCTGTGTCCTGGCCGAGCATCCTGACGAGTCTGCTGGCTATCGGCGGCGTGGGTGTGGCGGCTGGTGGAGTCTATGACAGCAAGCGAAAGAACTCGGTCATCACCACCTTGAAGACGACCACCCCGGCGACCGTGTAGGGAGTCCAGTATGGCGGTAAAAGAATCCGACCTTCGCGGCCTACTCCAGGCCACACTACAAGACATGCCTCCGTTTGATTTCGACCGGTGGCAGGCCGACCTCGTACAGTATCAACAGTATTGGGCCAGATTCCCGCAGCCGGTTCGTAAGCCACTATCCTGGACTAAGAAGGCCAAGTGTGTGGTTCGCACAATAGCGGATCGGCTCAATCAGGCCCGGCTTGGCCTCCTGGGTCGTCAGCAGTTCGAGGACGATGATTGATGTTCCTGAACTCGAATCATCTCGTTGAGTTTCTATCTCAGTGCCCACTGCGTCGATGTGTGGTGCGAGCACTGACAAATGGCAAGGTAGAAGTGTTTGGGGGGTTCACTCGAATACCCCCAGGTACTTCGCCTGGCTTTATCGTGAAGGTAGAATCCTACCCCCATGACGGATGCTCAGGACAGACCTGGTATGTGGCAGCCGTTCTATCGGGGATGAGGCAGGTATCTGCTCGCGTAATTCCCGAAGTTCCGTGGGAGACTTGGGCAGGGAAACCTGGCCGGCAATCAATCTATGAAGGGGATCATCCCGATGTGTACGAACGCAATCGGACAGCAAGACTTTATCCCGGACTCAGAATACCTGACGCTGGAGCAAGCCAGATTGTGGATAAAGAAGACCTATGGCCTTGACCTATGCTTCCGGACCATTTACTATTGGGTGCACCGCGGTCGCTTCTGTCGATCGGGCCGGAGGATGTTTTTGAAAACAGAGCAGTGGCGGCAGAGGAAGACCACTAAACGGTGGATCATCCACTTTATCGAGGCAATGATTTAGGAGAAAGCGGCCATGATAAACTATGTTCGGAGGAAAAACTATCTTGCGTTTGAATGCAAGTGTGGCGGAAAGCCGGGGGTGGGGACTTCTGAGGTATGGTTTGAAAAATGTGACGGAAATGTTCATATCCGGGCAACCGAGAGGTGCTGTCCGATTTTTCTCACTCCACAAAATTTACGATCAGTGCGTACATTTTTATTCCGGGAGAAAACATGAGACTGCACTTCCTCTGGTGGACCTGGGGGGCACGATTCGGATTCCATCGGACCTATTACGATGGGCATTGGGTGTGCCTAAACCTCGGTTTATTTTCGGTAGGAGTAAACTGGTGATACAATACCACAAACATGCTTGGTGTTGTCCGTCTTGTGAGAACTGGAATAAAGTAAGTCGCAGTAAACCGGGATCACATAGACGACCCTGTAGAAAGTGTGGGAAAACTGTAATGGTGGTTGTGGGCTATCGGGAAGTATCCCGGACAGAACGCCAGATTGTGGCCATGCCATTGGAGATAGGATGATACGAACCCTTAACTACATCGTCGTGCGGATCAAAGTCCCGGTCTTCGATATGCCCGCCACCCTGTTCGCCTCTATCATGGAGACGATCGACCTCCTGATCTTCGAGTACAAGGGGGCACACTACGGGGTTCCCCACCAGGAGATGGAGAACTTCAGAGCGATGGGGTTCGACACAGCGGCTCGCGTTCGGTACTGCCCCCGCCGGATCGGAGGGGGGAAGACCATCACATTCAACATGGCCCGCCTGCCCCTCATCCACCCGATCCTGATGGACGCATTCGTTTCTTTAGCGAAGCCCGCCTATGATTTTGAGAAGTTCCGGAAAGGCGAAGCTAAGGCCGATCCCGATCCCCAGCAGAATCCAGATGCACTTGTGAAGTAACTTTTTGGTGCAGCAACTGGAAGCGTGGGTCGTCAGGATCGTAGGCAAAGTCTCACCGAGGAAGTGATCGAAGTACCGCCGGACAGTGAGTTCGGCTATTTCGACCACTTCTTCTTTGTCTGTGGGTTTCATCAAAGTTCTCCAAAATAAAACGCTCCAGGATGCCCCAGGATCGACGATCTCCCCTGGACCCTACCAATAGTACCCCCCTATTTCGGGGGTTATCGCCTCTTCCCCTTCTTTTCGCCACCACTCTCTGATTTCTTGGTAACCCCAACTGACTCCGGGTGTAGAGCAGTTCCCGCAGGTTCGCGTTGTTGTCCTCATCGGTCATAAGATGGATCGCTCCCTGGGTTGTGGTGAACGCCTGTTGTGGGACCGTTCCTGTGAATGCCGCGGCCGCCTTCGCACCCTCAAGGGCGGCCTTCCCATAGTTACCCTTCCCCACTTCCTGGAGGGCTTTGCCGGCCTGCGTGAACGGAACATCCACAATCGTACTGCCCTGGCTGTAGCCCTTGATTGCGGCATAGGACCATCGACCAAGAAGAACGATGGACGCGAGGGGGAAGGTAGCCAGGTCTGTGGCCACATCCTCCATATCTTCCGGAGTCCCGCCCCGCCCGATCATCCCCATAAGCAGAGCCGGTATTACATAGGACATCAGGATGCGATAGGACAATCCACCCACCCCGATCTTGCCGGTCTTGTACTGGCCGAATACATCATGCCGCCAGTAGTTATAGTTCTGGTTATTATCATTCTCAAATGTGGTGAGCAACTTAGCCAGTGTCCCGCCTCGGAAGAATGCCGGGAGGTCCACTGCTTCACCCATCGACTGCGTAGTGCGGACAACTTCATCGGCCCACTTGATAGCGTCCGCATCCACCATGCCCTGGGCCTTCGCCACATCGAAGGACGCTTTCCAGGATATCACTGCAATGTGCCGGTCCATCGTTCGCAGAGTCCACAACATCTTCTCATCCCAGAGGGTCTTTCCCTGCAACTTCTTGCGGGCGGAGGTTGACTGTTTCAACTGTGTCTCGATGCGGTCGAAACTACGGGCCTTCATCATAGCGGAGGAGGCGAATACTTCGGCCTCCATTTTGCGGTAGGAGGACGACCAGATCGGGTGGAGGAGAAGGTTCTGGGCGATTGCCGGGATCAATTTCGGATCGACGGCGATCGTCTTGAACAGGGACAATACCTGCCGCGTACTGGCGGTGAACTTCGCGCCCAGGACATAGGCCATCGACTTGCGGCGGAGTACCCGCATCGTCTTGTCGAGCAGGCCCTGGCCCTCAGCAGCGTAGCCACGAGCCGTATCACGCAGCCAGTCGCCCAGGATCACATTACCATACCCACTGGTCGCCCCGTTGAGGGCGGCCTTGAAGTTACGGTTGTTCAGGATTTTGGCTGACCGGGCGACAGACGGAGCCAGAGCGATGTACCGCTCGACACGCCGCGAGTTGAACAGGTAGTTCTCAACCGCGTCCATGTGGACGGGCTGCGATGCCTTCTGCTCGCGGTCGATCGTTTCGGAAATATGCGGGGCGTTGGACTGGCTTTCCACTGCACCGATAAGATCAGCCAGGTAGTCGTGCTGCTGTTCCAATTCGACATCCCGAAGGTAGAGGGGCGAATAGAAATCTTCCTTGTTGAGATGTTCACCAGTGGCTGCAAAGTGTGCCGCATCCAGGCGGATAAACTGTTCCTCGTATTGGGCGAGCATCCAATCGGCGACCACCACCACATCCGGACGATTGATGGTGATCCACCGGATTGCCTGGATCACTTCGGGGGACGAATAGTTGTGCCCGGTGGGGGAGGTCAGCCGGCGCATACCATGATCGTTCTTCGCCATCATCAGGAAACTCATTTGCTCGCTGGGGTCCAGGTATTTGCCAGGAACAACCTGTTCTTGTTTAGTAGAGAGGACAGCTTTCATGCGGGCCAGTCCCAGGGTGTTTTCCATAAAGGACTTGAATCCTTGTTCGCGTGCAATGGCCCCAACCTCGCCCGCATCGGCTGCTTCGCGGACCTTCAGGAAGAACGCATTGTAGAGCGACCCTTTTTCATAGCCGCCCAACTCCATGCACAAACGCTCGATTCGCGTGGAGGCCACATCCCAACCTCGGATGCCCTTCTTGATTCGCTTCCACCAGGAGGCCAGTTCGCCAGGGCGGAGGGCGTTGATCGGATCGGTGTGAGAGGTAGCGTGCTGCTGGATACCAACGGCGAGCCAGTCTGCGAAAGTCTTCTCCCCGTTGAGCCGGATTCCTTTCGCACGAGCACGCTCCAGGAGATCGGCGATGACCTTCTTCGCCTCGCCATAGTTCATGGCACTCCAGTCGGCCTTGCCTGTGAGAGACTGCCGGTGCGAGGCGGCCTGTTCCTTTTTGAACCCTAACAGTTCGGGGATGATCCCCATCTGGATTTTCTGATCGACAGACACCGGGGCGGTATCGGCTCGCTGGAGTTGGAAGTGGGCGACCTGGGAATGGGCCGAATCGAGGCGCTGTTGCATGTCCGCCACAGTGTCAGAGGCATCGTCATCGCCAGCGTAGGACTGGGTTCCACCGTCTCGCTTGTGGGGTGCGGCATCGAAAATAACCCGCCTGATCTTTCCGAAATTATCGTCAAGATATGTCTTGATGGCCTCGCGTTGATCGTAGGTCATCGGAAGATGGGCCTCGATAATCAATTCACCTGGTTCGGCATCCGCGAATTGGGACTCATCCGTGCCGCGGCGAAAACGAATCACGCCCGCAGCGTATAGCGCATTTCGTTCCTCCGGCGATCCTGCCACCAGGCCGTGGGTCATTTCATTTTGCGGGAAGACGACCGCCTTACCATTCGACATGATGAACCCGGCCTCATCCATCGGTTTTAACTTACGCCCACCATCGTAGCGGTCAGAAAATTCCTGTTCGGCGGGGCGGAGTTCATAGGACGCGACCGGCTTACCGAGGCGAGCGTCCATATCCTTTAGGATAGCGTCAACTTTTTCTATGCTATCATACATCCAACTGCTTGATTCGCCATCCCCACTCCGCGAATCAAAATAGATAACGGCATTTTTCCCGAACCGCATATCAAGAAAAGAAGTCAGGGCATCGCGTTGCCCGGCCGTCATGGGCGACGCGGCCTCCACTAAAATTTCTGTGGCGGTCCCGGCATAGTTTTTCGCTACCCGGAATCGAACCGATCCTTCTTCAATCAATGCCTCCATAGAAAGACCCGCTAATTGCGCCACATCCTGGTGGGTTTCTTTGAATCCAACAGGAAGAACTTGTCCGTCCGGGAGAATAAATCCCTGTTCTATCTTCTCAGACATCTCGACCGGAGCAGTCTTCATCGCCACCTTCTTTTCAAGCGGGCGCAGCCCATACACAGCATGCGCCTCGTCCAGTTGTTCCTTTGTGAGCGGCGGGGCAAAAAGAATTGCGGCCTGTTGTTCGCCCCCAAAGAAGCGATAATCTTTTCCTATGGGTACTTTATCTACCTGGCTTACTTTACCGGAGAATCCATCGAGTAGTCCTGCCAGTTGTTCAGGCGTGGTATTGCTGGAATTCACCGTAATCTTCTGATACCCGCTTTCTTCTACGAATTGTTTCGCTTCTCCTGGATCACGGACGATATACAAATCGGCATCGGGGAATTTTTTTGCCATGCCGACTACCCAGGACGGCTCCCCAACAAAATCATACAGGGGAGTATCTTTGGCCGCGGGATCAGAGAACTGCATGAGCAGGGTGCGCTTGCTGTTGTCGATCGAGTAGTTTCCACCGATCGGGCGTACCCATACATTCTTGCTGTCGGTCGCGATATCGTCCACATAGCGAGCGCGGGGGGCCGTGACTGCACCGCCCTGGGGCGGGGCAACCATCTGATAGGACGGACCCTGGCGGGGCTTTAGGGCTGGATTCCAGGGACTGACCGGGGGAAGCGGGTCTGCGTCCGGACCCTGCGGGACGGCGGTTACGAACTTCCCAGCCCTCTCTTGGGCCGGAGCGGACGGGCCGCTCGGAATAACCGCCGGACCAGTGGCTTGACGGGGTATATCTTCATCCGGACCCTGGCGAGTGTACTGGACAAACTTACCCGCCGGTTCGATGGGGGCAACTTCCGGGGCCATGAGTGGGGCGGCCAGCATTTCCTTGAGCCGATTGGACATGCGCCCGGCTGCGATGTTGGTCCGCATGTTGAGGACACGAGCCAACACATGATGCCACATATCACGAGCCGCACCCAAGAACTTGTGGAGGTTGACCCCCACCTTCTTGTGGATGCGTGTGGACACAGCATAATCCGCTACCAGGTCCGAGTATCGCTCCTTGATATGGCGGAGCGGAACACCAGGTTCCCTGGAGGCAGAAGTGGTATCGGGATTATCGGCTTCGTACTTAACGACCTCGGCCTCGATCAGCTTCTGTGACGCTTTATCCAGGGTATCGAAATGGTTGTGCCCAAGTTCATGGATGACCGATGCGGAATCAGCCCCATTGAAAATCTTGATCGCGCCGTCAGTCATAAACCGTGCGGTGACGCGCGCCTGATCTGGAGTGGCCTTGTCGCCGTAACCCCACGCCTTCAGTTGTTTCTGGGCATAGGCCGGGGTAATGATGTCATCCTTCACATCGTCGGCCAGGGTGCGAACGGTATCAACTTCGAGTTTGATCTGGCCCTCATCTACGACTCCCGCCTTCCGGAGGTAGAGAGCGGTGGCTTCGATGCCCTCGTTGCGCGCTGTTTCTGCATCCGCAGTCGAAAAGCGAGAGGAGCGGATCGGCCCCCGAACCTTCTCATTCGCGATGGCCTGTTCGATGAGGGCTTGTTCTTTCTCATTAACAGTCACATCGGCTTCTGCTTTCGCTGCACCCTCGGCGGTCATCGCACTCATCGCCATGCCCATCGTGCCGCCCAGGAAGAACCCACCTGCGCCGGCCGCCATAACGCGATCCACAACTTCCTTACCCTTGATATCCTTGAACTGGGTTTCCCCCAGCATGGTTCCAAGTTCCTGGCCGGCTTCTTCGAGGGCTTCCTGGGTCGCTTGTATAGCACGCTCTTTCGTCCACTTTCCGGCGGCTTTCATTTTCGTCGTAAGAATTCGCTGGGCCGTGTCCTTCAATACTTCCGGGGCGGCCTTCTTGCCCATCTTGATGTACTTCATACCGCTACCGAACGGAATTGCTTCGATTGCAGCGTTGATGAGGCCGGTCTGGAATCCGATCTGCCGGGCTGTTTCCTCATCAACCCCTGCGTCAATGGCATTTTGATAGGCACTGTTCCCTTCGACCCCAAACGATACGAGGCCGCCGCCCATTGCACCCCAACCGGCTGCACTCAGGCCCAGCATCCCAGCCGCTCCGCCTGTTGCGATGGAGGCAACGGTGGTCGCGATCATGTAGGGGGCCGCGGATGCGGCCGTACCCAGGGCCTTATCAATCCAATCGGCATCGACTGCATCGGCTAATTCGGGGGCCTTCGTTGCGAGGTAGGCCGCGCGAGCGTAGTCCTTCGCACCGAATATGCTGGCAACCCCACTGAACAGGGATGCCTCACCCTGGGTCCACTTGTCTTCAACATATTTGAACCGGTGTCCATGTTCTGGATCGTCCCGGAATTTATTCCACATCGTGGTGATCGGGGCGACAGGGGTATAGCCCCACCAGCCCGATCGCTGCCATGCTTCAATCCAGCCGGTCACGCGCTGGGCATGTCGTTCTGCTTCGTGTTCCTCAACGAGTTTGTTGTCCCAATAGGTCTGGACAGGGAGGAGTTCCGCTTCGTACTGTTTTTGTTTGTAGGCACTCTGGATAGACTTTATCTTCTTTTCTTTATTGGCAGGGTCATCTTCCGCGGCCATGATATTCTGGACGGACTTCCTGAATAGGTCATGGGGCGATGCCTTCGGAGCCACATCGTGGCCCATCCCATTCGCGATTTCCTCCGGGGTCGCAGGACGATCACTTCCCATCATCGAGATCATGCGAACCGGAGGAGGTATGACTACATTCGGTCCATGAATCGCGTCGTTGGTGAGCGAGGACACATCGAGATCGAGTTTCGCAAATACTGCTTTTCGGTCGATCTTCGGAGCAGCGTATTCCGGTGTCCGGGCGGCGACCATAGCGGCCACTCCAGCCATACTTCCCGTAAACATCGGACTCTGCTCTGCGTTCCGCGCATTAACCATTTCTTGGATGTCTTTGATTCCCACAGTATCTCCTTATTTAGGTTGTTTCTTTAGACCTTCAAGAATCTGTTCGTCGGTGTATCCCTGTTCGCGTGCCTGCGCCATGAGGTTTTGGTCCGCTCGCCCCATAGTATTGATAATCCCATTTAACTCAGCAGTCACAGGCGATTCTACCCCGGTAGGGAGGGGGGCCTGCGTATTGATGAGGCGTTTCTGGACTTCAATCTGTCGGAGGGCCGCGGTATCTATGGCCTGTTTTGCCATCTCTAATTCGACGATATGAGTTTTATCCGTTACGGGGGTGCGGCCGCCATACCAGTGGCCCTGGTCCCACCACTTCCCGTCGATGAATTCAAAGTTCTTGCCGCCACCTTTCATCACTTCCCGCGCGTTGTTGATTGTGTCGCCGAGTTTCTTGAGTTCATCGGTATAGGTAGTTCGTTGGGCGAAGGAGTTGGCGTTCTGTTGGGCGATATTCACCCGCGCTTTCGCGTTCGCCTCGCTCACACCGCCGGCCCGCTCGACCTCATTCTGTTTTCGGACGGCCGCGTTATACCGATCCTCATCCCGCTGCATCATTAGGTCGGTTCGCTTTGTGGTGTCCGCGTACCGGCGTTCCTCGGACAGCACCTGTTGATCGGCTCGCCCCTGTGCGATCTTGATACGCTCCTCATCACGAGCAGCCGAGGCGAGTTGGAGTTGGAACGCATTGTTGCGTTGGGTGCGGTCCTGTGCGTCAGATTCCCTGGCATACGCCTGGTTCTGTTCCTGGTTCGCCAGTTGGCGAAGGGCCAGATTCTGTGAGAACGCAGTATTCTCGGCTTGGACCTGACCAGCCCGTTGCGCCAAAGACTGCACTGCTCCGAGTGGTGTACGATCAAATCGAAAAGGCATGGGTTACTCCTTTACTGTCTTGGATTTCAACATCAGACCATCGGCCGCGGCTTGCCCGGCCATTGCCCCGAGTTGCCCATACGCAGCCACGTCACCATAAGTTACATTGATCGCCACTGTTACCCCTTCCGATTACTTACCTTGCAATCTGCGGTATGCTGCCGCGGAAATGTTACGCCGCAACATTTTATCCTGCTCATCTGCAATCGAATAAGTCTCGGACTTAGGTCTGCGGGCGGGTTTCTCAGCCCGCTGGACTTCCTCCGGTTCCTCCGCCATCTCGCGTTTGGTCAATGCCTTGGCTTCGGTTAACGACTTGCGGATGCTCATGCCCGGGGTTGTCCCGCTTTCGGTGGAGGCCCGCAAACGGGCTTCCTCGAAGCTAAGTCCCTGCTTCCGATACCGTTGGTAACGTGTAAAATATGCCGTTTCTTTGTCTGCTTCTGAGTATTTCATAGGTTACTCCCACACCAAGGCAACGCCCCGGATTCGTATAACATGTTCATCGGCGGTTTCGATCCGCCATTTCATCGACGTGCCCGCGGGTTGGCCGGACACGTCCGCCGAACCATATAGGATAGAGTTGGATGCGTCGAGCAGGCCCTTGCTCGCCAGAGTCACAGTGGCCCATGTCGTACCCCCATCACGCGATACTTGAGCGGTAATATCGGAGTTCAACACGATGGTATCATCCGACTCAAGGATGACAATTTTCGCGGTCGCGGGTTGGGTATTGGCAGTGAATGTGATGGATTGGAGCCGCATGTTGCCCCCTCGGTAAATCTTGAACGCCATGTCTGCTGACCCATCGGCGGCCCAATTAGCCCCGCCATCCACACTCACGCACGCCTGACCATTGGCATACCCGCCGGTTGCGATTCGACCCCATTTGAAATAATTATCGGTGGCTTGGTTATCTACCACGAGTACGAGGGCGTAAACCGTAGAGGCCGGTATCGCTACGCCGAATTGAAGAACACTATTGAAGTCGAATGATACCCATCCGGTCGCGGCCGCACGAGTAATGGACGCACCTACGGAGATCAAAGTCCCCGTAGGAACCCCGCCGGATGTCGTTTCGATCCGACAGGTAATGTTCCCTGTTGGACTGCCGTTCGCCGCGTTCAAATAAACATCCACACGCGGGCATTGATAAGCGGTGGAGAAGGTGAAGGTCTGGGCATATCGAGTCTCTACGCCACCAACATCGCCCATATTCCCGTTGGAGGTCGCCGTGGTCTGTGATTGACTTACTGCTTCGACAGTGGGGTTATGCCAATCATTTGTGGTATCGTAATCAGCACTGAGATTAACCGTGCCATCGACCCCGCCATTCGTTTCCATCGCGTCCACAACTGCATCACACAGGAGTTTATATGCACCTACCGAGTGGTCCAGTGTGATGTGTACACCCAGCAAGGTATTGATGATCTCCCTGTCGGTCTTCGCCGCCTTCCCGTTGAAAGTATTCCAGTCGGTGTTCGAGAGGTATCCCGATTGCCCGGTTGCCGCCTGTTTGACTTGGAGAGACACGCCCCCCAGAACTCCATTCGTGCCGCCGGTGATGGTGAGGACGGAAGATGTGGCTTCAGTTAAATTGCCCCGGCCATCCAATCGAACATACACATCGTTGAAAAAACTGGAGGTAGCGGGAGCGTCCATCTCAGATGCTTCCGTTCCCTGATAATACAGATCAACATCCGGGGCCACGCCAGTCCCGGCAACCACGGCGATCACCTCGAGGACAAGATAACTTCCTGTCGTGATTGCGTAATCGGCCGCGATGTTCAGATGAAGGTCATAGCTTGTTGCAGACGCGGTGAGGTTACCGGAGGTTTCACTGGTCCCCACCGTTACCTCGGAGGTATCCGCCTTCCGCTCCACTAAGGTCCATTTGAGTGCAATCGTTTGGTTCGTAACATTCGTCTTGCGGGCGTGGATGTGAAGACCGTACCTCCCCAGATGGTATTCTTCCCCAGCGATAGAAACGGTCGGGAATATCCACCCGCCCAGAACCTGAGCGTCCGTGGCCCCTGCCACAGATAATGTTGCCTTGCTCAACACGGATTGGGTGTCCGATAGGGCTTTATAGCCGCCAGTCGCCCCGGCCGCGTTCAGAAGGAAATAGGACCGATTCAAATGGGTGGTCGCGAGATCAACATATTCTTTTGTGGCTAATTCCGGTCCCGTCGTGGGGAGAATCCCGGTTGCCGCCCCCGTTAATGTCAGGCCCGCAAATTGTGGTGCGGCCGTGGTGCGAATATCTTGGATCGCATCGAGGGTCGTGCCAGTGATGGCGACGGAGTTCCCCATGCCCAGCCACTTCAGGGCATTGTCGGTTTCGTCCCAGAACAGGATTCGATCTGCACCGGGGTCCGTAAGGGAAGATAGGCCCAAGTCCACCGGGGCTGCGAACCCGAAAGTGGTTGCTGTGAGGGCAGTCAAGATGTGGCCCGGAGTCAGCCCCGATACCGTATGGTCGGCCCCGTTCAAAACATGGGCCTGATTGTGGTGGTCATTCGCCCCGATAGACCCTAACGCCGCGTGAAGCGCGGACCCGGACACTACCCCGGCCGTTGCCTGGAGAACTCCAGACAAGCCAGGGATAGTGAGTGCATCGGCCGTTAGGACATCCACATCCAGGCCGGCGAAATGCGGTGCTCCGCCCGGTCCCAGCCGCGCAGCAAGAACCTGAAGGGCCTTGCGGACTGCCGGCCAGTCACCATCCTGGGGGATCGGTATGAGGTTCGGTGCGCCCATGAATTACCACCCCAACCGATCGAGGGTCGGGGTAAATCCGGCGTAACTCGCTACAGACTTGGTTTTGCCCAACTGTGAGAAGGCCAACAACCCACTACTCGCGGGGGCGGGTTTATACGGGGTTTGTGCTCCAGCCCAACCGCGTGAAGAGGCATCCGCTAAAAATGAGGAAGCGAGATTTTTTGTCGCGGCCCCATTTCGGATAGAAACCTGGGCGGGTTGATACCGCCCCATATTGTTGGTCGATCCGTAGGACACACCACCAGTATTCCCGCTGTTATAATAGTTGCCTGGGATACGAGAAACAAATCCGCCACTGTCGTAGCCACCACCGCCGCCCGAATTCGCCGCCTGCATCAGGTTCGCCATTAACCCTGCATCCGGACCCGATTCCTCGACCCGCTCCAGAAGACCGGCCTTCCCCATCTGGGCGTTAGCCAAGCGTTGGGCTATAGTGTCTAAAGCGTTTAGGCGGGTTGGAGCACCTACTTCTTCCTCGTATTTCGTACCGAGGCCGGATGCTACGGACGACCCAGACAGCCCAGCATTGACCAGGGACTGCATTCCCTGGGAGACGGCCTTACGGCCCCCTATCTCCAGTTGCTTGTTCACAGAGGTCATCAGGGGGCTTTTCTCACCCCCTGAAAATTGGGCTATGATCGAATCATAGAGGGCGGTGGCCTGGTTCAGGCGGGCCTGGTTGCGGGAGTTGGCGCGTCGTTGGGCTTGTTCAAAGGCGTTTGCCATCGTTATTTTCCTTCATCTAAGATAACTTCTTCCGCCGACCAGGATTGAGCCAGCGTATTATTGCGGAGTTGCACGCCAAAAAATCGTCCGCCCAATCGGTAATTCTTCTTCGTGACGCGGGGACCGAGGGGCCGGGAAACTGTCGAGACTACCGGAGTAGCGGCGGCCACATCGGACAGGAGGTTCTCTGCAACATCGGAGACGAACAAATTCACCGTGATCGGGGAGGAATCCGTCTCGGACCCGCTCACTCCGCCACCGGCCGCCTCTACAAAAATATCGTTAATAACCGCGGACTTCAGAGACTTTGGATCAGCCGGGATCGGCCCCAACAAAACCTTACTGTCGATTGCCTGGGTCGAAACCCCAACATCATCGCTGACCGAGGCAGTTGACCACTGGCGGATGTATCCGTCAGTACAGCCGACCAACAGGCCCCGGTCATCGGGATCATTCGCCATGTGGTTCAAGAGACTATAGGCCCCATCCAGGGCCGGATAGCTTTCCGGGAAGAATCCTTGGGTCCGGGTATCATACCAGTAACAGGAATTCGTCCCGTCGGATAATTTCGTAATCGAGATGAAGATTCCACCCCGGTTCGGGTCAAGCCCCATCGTAATGCGGTGGGTGGAGGGATTGGCATCCTCATCGGCCACCAGGCGGGGGAGGGGGACCAGGGACATACAGACTGCGGGGCCTTTGCCGCCGACCAGTTTATAGATTCCGTTATCGCCCCAGAACCACAGATTTCCATCGGCATCCCAACACCACGAATGCGATCCATAGACTCCCGTATTTTCCTCGACCCGGTAGCATTGCCCGCCGCTACAGGGATCACCCTGCATAATCCAGATGCTCGTGTTGCACCCGAATAACATGTAGTCATCGTTTCGCGGGATCAACGCCCGAACAATATCCCCGACCTGGCCCGCATCTGCATTCCCGCCCCGGAAGGCACTCTGTGCATCGTTCGCCCCATAAGTCCAATCCCACGGATTGAATTGTCGGGACATGTAGTATTGGTGCGGCTCGGCTGGATTGCCACTGAGCACGGCCCGCCCACGCCAGAAACAAACGAGGTATGCCTTCGTCGGCATGGCCGTCGTCGAGCCAGGGTACTTCGTCCAGGCGTACCAGTGGGGGGCCGTTCGTCCTTCCACCACAGCCGATGGTGTGAATGTCGCGGGATTCATTATGGCGCCGACATTATTAGAGGATACTGTATTCGTTGTATTAAAGGGGGTAGTTGTCGTTGTGAAGCCGTACACGGCAGTCGCTGCGACCGCGTTTACATAATCCACAACCATTGCCGCCCCACTCACTGCCTGGGTGAGAATGTCGCCCTTTTTCGGCGGCAGGGTCAGGGCCGAACAGACCAACTTCGTGTTGGCGAAATCGACCACGCCCAGAGTTGCCCCGTTTGCCACAAACGCTTTCTGGAGGCCCGCGGCCATCGTGAGTTGATCGGTTGTATCAACCGTCGCTCCTGCCACTGCTACCATTGTTCCAGCCATTATACACCTGCCTCGTATTCATACCAGATTGTGTTTTGAGAAGCGGCGACCAGTCGCTTAATAGACGCAAGACAATTCTCTGCGGTCGCAACACTCATCGTCGTTCCGCCAGGTGGTTGACCGGGCGCGAGAACAGTTCGATATCGGGGAATGGGGTATTCTATTAGGGGTTGTGTATCAAAAGACCATGCACTCCCCTCCAGAAGGACCGCGCCGGTAGAAAGTTCTCGCACCACGATCTTCCAATAGTATTGCCACCCATAGGAAAGATTGAAGGGGAGGGGTAGAGTTAAATCTGGTTGCCCCGAACTAAGGGGAGATTCCCCCCCAACAAAACCTCCCGTCGAAGAAAAATATACATCGAACGCCATTGTTGCGGGATCATACCCCTGTGTATCGGGGACTGCGGGTTGGCAGTCCCAAATCACTCCCTCAGCCGGCGCGATAAGAACACCGTCCGCCTCGTGGGTTGGGAAGGTGGGGGTTAGGACCAGTGATACATCCGTGTCAAAAGTCCATTCATCTCCCACCAATAGAGGTACACCCGGCACTTCCACATCGAGGACATCGACACGCCACACATGATCCGTATTATAGACGAGGTTTCCCGGCAGTATGGTGCTAAGGTCCGAAGTATTTTCTGCGATCAAAACAAATTCACTATCATCCGCTTCCCGAAGATAAACATTGAACACCATTGTTTCGGGGTCAAATCCGTCGCACGCCCAAGTAAACTCTGGGGTTACGACCGCAACCCCAACGGCCGCGTTGGTGGGGGCCGTGGGTGTAAGGGTGAGAGACAACGCGACAGTAAACGACCACACATCGCCTGCGGTAGTACCCGCCTCGTTTGTGGTGTCAATGCGCCACTCATATTCTTGGCCGGCCTCTAATGGCAAGGCGATCGCGTAATAATTTCCTTCGGTCCAGGCAGATTCTATCAGTTCCGCGGAACCTGCATATCCGAAGTACACATCGACACTATCCTCCTGGCCACTCGTTTCCCACAGGACAATATCCAGGGCCGCCGAGACATCGACTGCATCATCGGCAGGATCGGGCGCTGTGGCTTTGGGCGGCGGGTTATGGTAGGTTCCGTAAACTACATGCACCCGCGGCGTTCCATCTTCCGCCCACTCGCTGCCCGAAGTTGCTTTGGCAAGATTTAATCCCGTTCCAGTTGATGACCCCTGCCACCGAACGGAACATCCGGCATCCCCGGTTACAGAGATTACAATCGCGTATTCGGTGAGCGGATCAAGGACACATGTTCCGCCAGAAAACTCCTTATTCACAAAAGTCGTGGAGAGGGAGGTAGAGGCGATTGTGCCCATTGATGCTAAGAGCGCATCGGGTTTATTATTTACATCAACACTATAAATCTTAACCGCGGTCGTCGTGGCCGCCTGCGGGTCGCTATTGGCGAGCGGGATGGCAATCTTCGTGAGTTTATAAGTCGCGTCAGGGGTAGTAAAATTCTGCGAGGTCGCATAGACCGTCGTATTCCCGACCGCAGTGCCACCATTAGAGGCGATTGTTCGGACAGCCATCAAACACTCTCATACCATACTTGGTCATTGGCTACAACCACTAAATGATTCAGTGGTTTAATAGTATTCTCTTCGTCGGGAATAGGGGCCACTAAAGCCAGAACCGTGAACGACCACACTACCCCGGTTGTCGTCCCATCGGCATTCTTCGAGTCGATCCGCCATTGGTACACGGCTCCATGCGTCAGATGCCCTGACATCGCATAGGTCAGCCCGGCCTGAGCCGCGGACACAAGGACATACGCCCCACTCAATCCGAAATAGACATTGTAGGAAGTGGCCCCAGCCGCTGCCGCCCACGACACTTGGACCAGGGTGGGGGAAACTCCCGTTGCCCCGGTCGAGGGTACTGGCGTAGTGACTTGGGCCGGTGCTGCCATTAAATCACGCTACTCACAGAACACATGGCGACGATCGGCTGATTGGCAGCACCGATCAAAGTCCCTGTTCCCCACTTCTTGAGGCCGGGTCGTTGGCCGCCCCGCATCCGCCCTTCCTCGTTGGAGATCGGGCGGACATTATTCAGGGCAGGAGAAGTAAGGGTGGGCTGCTGGGAAGCAGGCCCACCCACATGTTTTCCTCTAATTGGAAACTGTAATTTCATTAGCGGCTTCCGTTTTGGTCGGCATAGACCAGGGTGGAGCGGTATTCCCACTTCGACTGTTTCAGGTTGAGCGCGTCGGTCGTGTGGGCCTCTGGGAAGATTTTGACTTGGAGAGTGTCGCCCGCAACGAGCGTATTCCCCGACAGGTCAATCTCGATCCACGAATCGGTGGCCGTCAGATACCCCGACTTGGTGGGGTCGAGATCGGTCGTGCTGATGTTCTTGTAAACCAGCGCGTCGATTCCAGTGGTCACATTCGTGGACCCGGCCATCTTGCCTTTCATCCGCAGTTTCAAATGATCCTTCGAGGAATCATAGTCGTCGGGCACATCGAACTTAATCCCGGCGGCCACGACCGTGTTGGCATCCCAATGAAGGGCCAAGACATTCGTATCAACCAACGCCGGGCCGGGGTTCGTGGAGGTTGTGGTGGTCAGGGGCGCACCCGAACTGGCCAACGAGATCGACAGAATCGGGATGTCCAGGTTCTTCAGGAACCCCTCGCCCTGGCGAATGAAGATGCGACACTTTTTGAGGAAATCAGCAGTGATACCCATGTGTACTCCTTATGAATATGTTACATCGTTCCAGGTCCGCTCGCGCGGATAGGTCGGACCATTTGACATAAGCCCTAATCGTCGGGAACGCCCCGCGATCTTTCGATCCATCTCTTGGGCTGCGGGCAGCAGCACCTTGAAGAATTCGGCGACCCGGCCGGATTGGTCTTCCAGACCTAAATCCAACACTGCCTGCGCCAGACATGCTCCCAGCACCATCGTATCAAAGGATGCCCCAGCGGGATGATAGTTGTTCGCGGGCTGGACAATGTACACCGTTGTTGCATCTGGTGTTGACCCACCAGACAGGGCACTGAATGTAAACTTTGAATCTGACATATCCCAATCTGTTACAGTTGCTGTCTGATACCTTCCCGTTCCACCTAATACAGTAATGACCCATCCGTTGAAGTAATCGTCGGGGAAGTACCCGCGGGTCGTCAGAACCGTATCGGTCAATGTGGTCGCCGCACCTGCGGTCGCCACGCCACCCTGGACCTGGAGCAGATCAAAGTGGGCCTGATACGGAATCTCAATGGCATCGGCCGCAACGGGAGCCGGATCAACCAGAAGTTCATACCGCCGAACCCCATAGGGAAAGATCGCAACCCGACTCGGATAGCCGGTGACAACGGTACAGGACCGATCCAGTCGAATACCATTATCGTGGACCAGGTCGATCTCCGTGTTGTGCGCCGTGTTCTTGGCATACGCGATCTTGCCGGTCGGCACGCCGCTGAAATCCTGCGGCATGAGGAACCTCGCCTGATCGGATGCGATTGCAGTTGATCCGGCGGTTACTGTGGCGGGAGTCCAGGTGGCCGGACTCATTGTCGCTCCGGTGTTGTTGGAGGATACCGTGTAGCCCGTCGTGAAGACCGCATCCGAAGTCTGAGTGCCATAGACTGTTTTCTTGTCCGAAGACACCGAACGCACAACCAGGGTCGCACCAGTCGTTGCCTGGGTCAAGATGTCCCCAGCCGCGGGCGAAGTCGTTAGGGCAGTCGCTTTTGTGAGAACTGTCAGAAACCGGATAGAACAAATCCGTTTCCGCCAGTTCCAGCCATCCGGCGGGGCCAGGTCAATAAACCGTTTGATCCCCCGCTGGACGACACCGGATACCTGATCGAAGTCATGGAAGTTCGTGACCGGGGCCATTGCCGGATCAACGCCGGTCGTACCGTAGTACGCATTGCCGGCTTCGATCGCCACGCGCGTCAGCAAATCCTGGTATGTGTATGCGCCGATTGGTTCTGTCATGGTTACTCCGGTTTGACGGGGGCGGCGGGCGCGGGTTTGACGGGGGCGGAGAGTACGATCTTGCCCACAGTCGCGAGGGCCGTCTGGATATTATTGTGATCCGCCAGGGTTCCGTGGAACTGCTGGCACACATCTGCCAAAATTGACATTGCTTGTTTCGGGTCCATTCTGTTTCCCTTTCCAAAGATGGGGTAGGCCCCGGCGGGCCTACCCACGATTACTGTTCTCGATTACGGCCAGATTTGCAGCAACACCATCGGGGCATTGCTTGCCCCGACACTACTCGTATCGAGGGCAACACCAGCGATCTGGAAACCGCTTTCCATCGTGACATCGTTACTGGATTTCACGGCCCCGTCTCCGCCGAACACGATGGTGCGATCGGCGGCACTGTCACAGGTATTGCCGTCGCTGGTAATCCAGCACGGACCCCAGGTCTGCAACCAGAAATACTGGCCGGATACGGCCTGGGCTGCGGCGATTCCCAGGAAGGTGTTATATTCGCCAATCCCGCCAGCGGCATCGGCCTTCAGGTTGTAGAAGGGGTTCTCCATCAACTCGATGTTCGTGGTCGTAGCGACGACAGCGATGGTAAGTTCCCCATCCAGAGTCAGGGTCAATGCACCGCCTGCGGTCGTCAGAGCCGGATGGGACACGATCACCCGCATCTGCGGATGCTGGCTGGTTCCATTGCCGATGACGATGTACCCGCCCACCAGTTCATCCTTCGACAGAACGCCGGTAGTCAGAACACCAATTTCGGTGTCGATCGTGACAGTGACATGCCGGCTGCCAATTGCGCCAGCGGCTTTGTCGGCTCCCAGGGAGGCCGCAGTTGCCTGTGCGGGGGCGACGGCGTTGGTGTTGGTCTTCTTCGTCTTATACGCACCGAACTCCGTGTTCACGGTTCCGTTCGCCTTCGCGTAACGGAAGGTTCGGCCGTCACCGGTCACAACGCGATCCCCGATATTGTACCGGGAATCCTTGACCGAGGAGACTCGGTAGAGGAAGGACCAATCCGGCACATCGGAGTGGCCTACTCGCCCGACGACACCGAACGCTTCTGTTTTCATCTTACCCATTTGTAACTCCTATCTAAATTCTGTTGTTCTTGTTTTGGGGTTTCGGGTTGAAAACCGATTACGCCGGGATCGCAGTGTGGAGAACGAAACCAGCCCGCCGACGGTTGATGCACAGGTTGTTGTGCGCACCATCAAGGAACACGGTGAAGGTGGTATGCTGTCCACGATCCGTCATCGGCTCGGATTCTTCCATCCAGTAACCGGCATGGACGAACGGTTTGAAATACTTGAAGTCGATGCAGTAGATCGGATCATAGGTCACATCTTCCAGTTCCGGGATATACTGGACCGGCAACCGGTTGATGAACACGAGGCCGCTATCATCCACGCGGATGTTGCCCATGACATCACTGCCGCTATGGTTGTCATCGCGGGCATCAGCAAGGGCCTGCAACTCAACCACATTGTCGGAGTTCGTGTAGATGCGCTTCTGGCCGTTGCCCTGCTTGCTCGGATCGTTGATGAACAGGGGGGCTTTGAAACGGGTCTTCAGGAACGCGGTGCGGAAGGTCTTCAGCATGGCGTTGTCCACGGCCGTGTACAGGGCGGCGTAGTTCTTCCACTTCGTGTGGACAGCCGCATCCAGGCCAGCGCAGATCGTGCCGGTGGTTCCATCCTGATACCGAATGGTCCGGGCGTTGAAACCAGCGGTGGTGGCGGCCGCGTCCAACATGTTCAGGTAGTACGCGACACCGTAGGGATACAGGTCATCGGTCGCACTGGTGGGGGTGAACCACGCCTTCGTCTCGATCAGGTTGGCCAACGCCCAGAGGCCGTCGATTCGCCGAACCTTCATCAGGTCGATGAAACCCTTCGCCGAGTTCTTGTTTCGCAGGATTTCAAACTTGTCCCACGAATAGTTCGTGCCCAACTGACACCAGGGCACATTGATTTCCTGCATCACATTCCCGATCATCGGCGTATCGGTATCGAAGTTCCGACGATAGGATGCGTTGCCGGTGGGGTCCAGCATGACCTTGCGCATGATGGAGGTTCCGCCGTCCACCGACATCGCTTCCTTCTGGTAGATGCGGCAGAATTCGTAGTCCGGGTTATCCCACATAACCTCGAACTCCTGTTTGGGCATGTCTTCCAGAGTCGTCTGGAGGAGGTCCAAAAGTTCTTCGTTCTTGACTGACATGGTTATTATCCTTTGAAAATAGATGCCAACTTTGTTCCGACTCGTTGTTCTAACTCCGCAGGTGAGGCGTTACCTGCCGGCACGATACTGGCGGCCGTCTTCGACGGGCGCAGTGAAATCCCTTTCGTGCGTGCCACAGCGGTCGCCTTGATCTCCGCGACAACCGCTTTCTTCGCAGCCGGTGCTGACGCCATGAAATGCGCCCGCTCCAAAACTTCTTCGATGGAGGGACGCAATCCTTGTGCCTGTGCACCTGCCATGATCTGGTCAGCCAGCATCACTACCTCATCGCGGTGGCTCTGTTGGTCGATCGTGCGGGATCGAGGTTCCCGCCCTGCGCCGTAGAACTCGCCGTAATGTTGGGTGTAACCACTGCCGCCAAAGAACATCTCGATCTGTTGGCCAACAACGGCCTGGGCCTGTTCCATCGGCGTAAGTTCAGCCGGGGCAGCAGGGCCAGGGTTCGAGGGGCCAGCCATCCGAGAGAATTTTTCTTCCATCTGAGCATTGCGTTTCTTGAGGATGGCATCGACCCCGCTCAGAATGGGATCGTCACCGTACTGTTCCCGAATCTCCTTGAGGTCATCAACCTCGACCGGCTTGGCAGCGGGAGCCGCGGCTGCCGGGGTTTCCTGCACCTTGCGTCCGAGGGCCGCGAACTGTCGGGAGATACCCGTCTGCGTCATGTACAGATTCTGGAAAGTCTTGAACGCGCGAGCGGGATCGGCATCCACAAACTCCTGGATGTCCTGGTCCGTCCACCCCGATTGAAGGGCGGCGCGATGGAAGTTCAGCGGCAATTCTTCGGGAACCGCTTCTTCCTTTACTTCGTCCTTTACTTCTTCCGGCTCTTGTTCGAGTGGTTTAACAACAGGTTTCGCCACCGGCTTATTGTCCGCCGGGGCAACGACCGCCATCTCCTCGTCGGATGGTTCGATCTTGTTGAGCCGGGCTTCGACCTTCGCCACCAATGCGGCATCATCAGCCACATTCTTCATCGCGTCAGTCATCTCGCCCTTCGTCTCGAAGGACTGCTCCTCCCTTGCGGGGGCTTCAGTTTTGGGCATTTGCTTTCTCCTGCATAATATCTGATGCTCGTATTACGGTCACGCCATTGCGGGACTTCGGCCGGGGATTACGCTTCCCCGGAAGTTTCGTAAATCCAGTCTTCTTCAGATACGCTTCGTGATCGGCGAAGTTTGAGAACACCGGGCAGCCGTCTTCCGTAACCGGGATATCCGGAAATAATTTCTTGTGCTCGTCGATTTGTTCCGGGTGCATAGCCAGGGACTGCGACACGATCGGGACGGCGTAGTCCACATTCCCGCTGTTGAATGAATATATTCGTGCGGCGGGTAACGAACACCCCATCTCACACGGCGCAGTTGTCGGGACAGAGGACATGGGCGCAATCACCCCGGTCACATGCCCACACGCTCCGCATTGGAATTCATACAGAGGCATTACTTCCCTTTCAAACGATCAATATCCCGCTGCATCATACCGGTTTTCTTCAACTCACCTTCTATCTCTCTGGTGCGCTTATTCTCTCGCGCCATCTCCCGCTTCACCCCACCCTTGAGTTTCCCCACCCAACTATCTTTGGGGGTGGATCCGCTGTCGCGGGTCGCGGCAGCGCGGGCACGAGCCGGGGTCATTGTTTTGATGTGTTTCTGGTAGGCCGTGAAGTACGCCGTTTCTGCCGCATTATATTCAGTTTTATTCGCCATTATCGCACCAATCCCATTTGCTGATTCATTTGTTGGCCCTGGTTTGCGCCCGCTTGCGCTCCCATGTTGGCCTGTTGCTGTTGCCCAGGAATCATCGTCTGCATAGGTGCGCCGCCATTCTGTTGGACACCCGATAGACTCAGACCCGGCGTACCGGAGGTTCCGGTTCCGGGTTTCTTATTCGCATTACCACTGGCCGCGGGACTCTGGGCGGCCATCAACGCTAAGCGTTCCTGGAACTGCGGGTCGATAAATACATCTTGAACCAGGTCCAGAATCTCCATCTGTTCCGCTACCATCGACAGATAGGCCGGGAGGTTGAACTGCTGGCCTGTCTGCATCATCGCCTGGGCAGCCATAGCAGCGGCCGGCACTACATTGGTCGCGAACTGTAGCATCCGCTGGGCCTGAACATCGGCACTCAGCCGGCGCATGGAGCGCGGTTTGATCGTGAACGCCAGGTCATAGAAGTCGCCACGCTTCTGTTCCGGCGTGAGGATAACCTGCTTCGGCTCGCCCGCGGTCGTGCGCAGGGCGATTGGAAGTTCCATGAACGGATCGTTATGGAGGAACCACCCGATCTTATGGGAGACATCCGCGGCTGCTTCCGCAACGATGTCCTCACTATCGGTCATCCCGATGGAGGCGTTGCCCTGGAGGATGTTGGCCTGGGTCGCGGTGTCGGCGTTAGAACTTGCCCCCGCCATCTGGTCCGGATTGCCGGCGATATAGTTGTACCAGATTTGCAACTGTTGCAACATGCCTTCATTCTTCTGGTTCTGGCCACCAAATGACAGCATCTGCATCTTTGTGGGGTCGCCCGCAACCATCTCGCCATCGCGCGCTTCGCGGACATCTTCCGCCTGGTCGATCACGGCTGGGTCAAACACGACCACATCCTTCTGCCGCTCTGCCTGGTTCATGGTCTTCTTGAAAATCCTGTTCGCCATGATATGCAGGTCATACCAAACGCTCACAGGCGCAACAGGTAGGGGGTTGTTTGGGACAGGCATTGTCAGAGACAACCTGGTATAGGGGCCAGACTTCGGCCCGTAGTATTCGCGCACATTCAGATACTGATCGGCTGTGATGGAGTTCGGCTCCGGGATCGTCACCACGGCCTCGGCTTTGGGAACCCACAGTTCGACCACATCCACATAGTCCATGACTTCTTCCATGTGGCTCATGGCGTTGGTCTTCTGGGACAGATTCTTTGTGCCGCCCTCATCATACCCGACACCCAGACAGCGGGGGAGGCGCATCACGAGATCATGGGCGTACCCTTCGGCATCCAGAAGTTCATGTCGTGGAACACGAATCTTATCCCCGATGAAGGCCGCTTCATTCCACTCGGTACACATCGGGTCGATTGTCAGGTTATCCAGGTCCACTAAATCCACATAGACTGAACCAGGGTCCACCATCACATCGTCGATGTAGAGACACTGGCCGCTGACGGAGAGTCCCGTTTTCATTAACCCAAACGCAAAGAAAGCACTGACTACGGCCGCCCGCAGAGTCTTGTCGAACTTGATCCGTTTTTGGGTGACATCAATTCCGCGACCCAACAGGAAAGCGTAATCCTCTTGTTCCACGAAATCGGTCGATACCTGGTTGACCGGGTTACGCATGACGAGATGCGGGGTCATAGCCCGGATCGTGTTGAAGATCAGATTGACTGGTTCGGCCCCGGCCTCTCCCTTCGTGGAATTGTAGTATTGCCCGACATACTGTTTGAGGAACATCATCCGCGCAGCACGGTAGTGCTTGAGCCGGCGGAATCCCTCATCGGCTACATTCTGAAATTGTCGCGGCGTAAAGAGAGTCGGCATTATGGCCTCGTAAAGTCGAACATCTGTTTCGTGCCCCGGTTGCGTTTCTTGTCGAGCACATTCTTCATGCGCTCTCCAACGCTTCCCGCCGGGGCCTTCAAAGTATCGTTGCGGGATTTGGGTGGTCCCTCGAATCCCAACAGCATAAGACTTGTCGCTCGTACCCGGTCGCCGTGTGTCTGTTTGGCGGATTCGCTTTCTTCCACCAAGTCCGCGGGGCCAATGAACCCATTCGGGTAGTTGATATAAGTCTTCATTTCTTCAAGACATTTAAGAGACGGATCGTTGAATTCGCCCGTCTCAAAGAGCCGTAAATAATTGCCCATGATTACATCGTTGTTGCCCTTGCTATTCTGCCAGCCGTATTTTTCGGTTTCCATTTCCGCAGAAGTGCCAACCTTTTTATCCCGATAGTAGAACGGGTAGCGGAATATCTTGACCAGCAATCGCCCCACATCCCAGCCCGGCCCATTCTTTTCCCAGATCAACTTGGGCAGGTTCCTCGGAGAACGGCCACCACACCAGAGGGCGAGGGCCACGATCGTTCGAGCGAACTCGTGGGGTGGTTGGTTCGCTGTCGCCAGTTCCGCGATCTTCTGTTTCATCTGGTCACAGCCGATGGCGATCGTCGAATTCGATGCGCCCTGGCCGCGCGATATGTCGATCCCGAAGGTATAGGTATATTGCTGTTCGGGGCGACCATTGAATAGCGGGACATAGATATCCAACATGTCCTCAGCCCGGCCGTGTTTCACAACCACATCGCCCTGGAAGTTCTTCCGCTGAATCACCTTCTCGACCATCGCATCGGAGATCGTATCCCGCAACGAGATCAGCAGGTGTTCGCGCGGGGCGCGTCCGAACAGAACCTTATGCTGTTCGATCAACTGCGTGTTGAAGAATACTGCGCCGGCCTCAAGATCATCCATGTCCACTTCCTGGGCCATCTCGCGACGGGTACGGCGACCATCTTCGTAGTCATACCACGGCGACCGAATCTGCCACTTCTGGGTGATATCATCCTTCCGGATGTAGCGACCAGCCCCTTTCTCAGGGTGTTCCCAGAATGGGAGGATGAAGGTCTTGATCTGTCCGCCATTCACCCACTTGCTGTACGCGGTGTGCGATCCAGCCGGTGTCGAGTTCACGATACGGCAGGGGGAAATATCACCGGTCGCACTACGAATCTTCTGGCCGAACTCGACCTTCGCGAATTCATCCAGGAGGATGGCTTTACGCCTGTCGCCCGATCCCGCATGTTCCGTCGTTGATTCGCCGTCGATGCAAGAGCCGGTGAGGATGTTCTTCATGTGCATCTTCGACCGGTACTTCTCATTCGGCAGACAGAGCGGGGGGCGCATCCAATCCGGTAGCCACTGATTCAGGTAATCATGTTTCTGGAATAGGGCCTTCATGTTCCCGGTCTGGTCCACATACTCGCGTGTACGGGACATCTCCAGGAGTTGGGCCTCATACCCGAATAGCCAGACATGATGGAAGGCCAGGATACATTCCCAGGATGCACCCATGTCTCGCGACTTCTTGATGCCCAGATCATAGCCCTGATCTATGGCCTTGTGTAGTTCAGTCGTGAAGTCGTCCTGAATTTCCCAGGTGATGAACGGGACATGGATGGCGCGGGCTGCGACACTCTTACCGGTCTTGGGATCGACATCCCACTGCTTATAGGTCCAGGCGAAAGTGTTGGCCCAATAGAGGGGACTCTGGGCACAGGCGGCGATAAGATCACGCTGCATACCTTCATCCGTCTCGGCGGCCTTGAGCAATCGTTCACGGTATTTTAAGTTTTCAAAGAACCCTTTTGGTACTCGCAACCCCGTCTTCGGACATGTCCAGATCGCCGAAGGATTTGGAAACGGAGATTTAAGAATCGGTTCTACAAACAGATTCATGCGTCAGCCAGTTTGTTCAGGGCCTTCTTGCCCTGCTCTGATACACGCTCGCTGATGGTCATCCCGGCCCGGCCTTGAACCGGGATCGCTGTAACTTTACCTTCCAGACGATCGAACAGTAAACTTACTGCCCACTTGTCTGGCTCATGTTTTACCTTTTCTCCTGCGTCGTTTGTTTCCTCGTAACCGAGGGCCTGCTTCCAAACGAACCGGGCGAGGGCCTCGGCCTTCGAGCGGATGGCCATCTCCTTGCCGCTATCGCCATCGGGTATCTCAACGAACTCAGTGACTTCCTCCGCGACCTGGCGGAGCATGTCAGTGAATACCTGTTTCAGTTTGGGAGTGGGGGCTGGGGATGCCATAGCACTGCTTTCAATTTCTTGAATGAATTATAGCAATCCAAGACCGCCAATACCTGATCGGCGGGAACGGCGAAGTTGATCTCGATCCCGGCCTGGACACCTGCCACCAGGACTCCTACGATTTCTCCTTGCAGGTTGACCACCGGGCCACCAGAGTTCCCCGGTATGGCCGACGCATCGACCTGAAGATAATCCATCTTGTCGTGCATCCGCATGGTGCAGGACACGATACCCTGGGACACGCTGCCGGCGAAGACCAATCCCATCGGCGAACCGATGACCCGGACGGTATCGCCCAGCCGTGGTGCTACTGCGGCGATCTTCAAGAAGGGGGTGGGCATGGGTCCGGCCATCTTACAGAACCCCACATCGACGGGGGCCAACACAAACATGTCGGTTGCGGGATAGATTTTCCCATCTCCCAGGATCACCATGACGACGACCGCGCCGTTAAGGACATGGCCGGCAGTGAGGATGGTTCCTTTGTCGTCGATGAACGCGCCACTACCTGCCCACTCTCGGTTGCCCCCACCTACACACTTGATGGTAACTGTCGCGGCTACGACCTCCTCAAGAGTCGGAGGAAGGATAACTACCGCCGCCGGCGCAACAACCAGAGGGGCCGCAATCGCAATAGGGTCGGGTTGGATCAGATACTTGTTTATGCCGATCCCCGCGGCACAGAATAGACTGATCGGGATTACCAACCCAAATACGATCGCCAGGATCATGAATACATGTTTCATGGGCCACTCCAAAATCAGCTACCCCCGAATGGGGGTAGCTTATGCAGGAGAGTGGAAAGGGACGATCACTCTACAGTTTTCGGTTCTACTCCCGGCCCCAACAGTCTGGCCGGATCGGTAATCGGTGTGGTTAAGAACACGGTCTTATCGCGGAACTGAACCTCGATCGAGAGGCGATCAGCGACGGGCCGCCAAGTAACCGGGACTTCCTTCCCGGACTCAAGAATTCTATCGAGTTCCTTGTCATACGCAGCCATAAGAATCTCCCACAACTCTGCATCCGTACAGTACGCCGGGACGGTGATCGTCACCTTCACCCCCGCCATGATCTGTTCGTGTACGCTCACTTATTTACCTCTGTGACAAGTTTCACAATACCATCCACTGTCGCCTGCGCCTCCTTGACCAGTTCCCCCACCGGCTTGACTACCGGGGTCTTGACCGGGAGGGGCGTACTCATTGCTGAATCCGGCGAAGCCAGGCCAGCGGGCTGGACCCGACCAGGTTGTAGTGGAGGTCGGTCTGGCCAACGGGCACTTCGATGATGATCGTCTGGTTGGTTCCGCACGCGAACACGATGTTGGCCGCGGTCGCGGTGGTGAGCCACCCTGCGATGAGGTAGCCGACAGTCACGGTGATGGCGTACATCGCCCCGGACACAACCGTGATGGAGGTATCGGAGGTCGCAGCCAGTGACTGACCGGACGCGGCGACGGGCTGTGCCTGATTGGGGTGGGGGGTGATTGAGGAACCGGCGATTGTCGATAGTTTCATTCTTTTCTCCGTTTCTTTCGGGGTTTCGGTGCGGGGCGCAGTCGATAACCCAAT